ATGAAGTGCAACGAGCCTTACCCGCAGGGCTCCTACGAGGAGTGCCAGCTCGACCTCGGCCACCGCGGCGACCACGAGTACTTCGACAAGAAATGGGCGCGCCCCGAGCCGGCTGAGCCGGACGCGAGGGTTGAAGCGCTGCTGGACCGCGCCACCCGTGAGGCCCACCTCTGGGGCGCCGAGGAGCGCAAGTATCCGGTGGTCATCGAGCGGACCCTCACCTACGTCCAGTGGGTCGACGCGGACTGCGAGGACAACGCGCTGAAGAACCTCGCCGACGACTCATGGGAGCTCGACCTCGACAAGGAGTCGCCGATCAACGGTTCCGACGAGGTGCGCCGACTCGACGAGTTCGAACGGCGTGACGCGTTCCAGTCGGAGATCGGATTCGAGTTCGGCCCCCGCATTCAGTGCCCGGACTGCCGCCGCCTGGCCTTCCGCCGCGAGTGGTATCACGACCCGTACCGCAAGTGCCACGGCCCCTTGGTGTGGCACAAGCACCCTGGCGCGCTGCGGCCGTGGGTGGAGCACAACGCCACGCCGGTGTACGACGCCACCCCTGCGGCGGTGCTCCGATGACCGCCTTCCACCGCCCCCTGGCTGCCGCGATCGCCGCGCAGGGTGTCCCGCTGTCGGCGGACATGGCGCGTCTGTCGCCGGAGCGTGAGACCGGGCTCCGCGAGCTGGCCGCCCGCGCAGAGGGCGACGAGTTCTTCGTGTCGGACTGCGAGGGCGAACTGCAGGTGTGGCGCGAGACGGCGCTGACCCACGTCCGCCGCAATGAGACCGGCACGATCACCATGTACTCGTTCCCCTCCTCGTACCGCTCGACCGACGAGGTCATCAGGATCGACCTCGACACGTGGGACCCGGGCGAGGACGCCACGGACGACAAGCGCCGCCAGGACATCAACGACCTGGTCAACGCACGCGCTGCCGCGGCCACCCTCCTCGCCGAACTGGACGCGGTCCGCAAGGAGCGCGACGAGTTCTGTGACCGCGTCGACACGCTGACCGCTGTCGCCAAGGGCAACAAGCGCCACGTCCAGGAGATGTTCCTGGAGCTGCAGAAGGCTCAGGCCGAGGTCGCCCAGTGGCGTGCCACGTTCGGCGCCGACGCCCTGCCCGACGCCCTCGCCCGACTAACGAAGGCCGAGGCCGAGCGTGACGCCCTGCAGAAGCGTCTGCACGACGCGGCGATGACCCGGACGTGGCGCAACGAGGACGGCAAGAAATTCGTGTTCGTCGAGGACATCGCGCCCGCCCTGCTCGGACTGGAGCCGGGGACGGAGGCAGACCGATGACCACCGACATGCGTGCCCTGGTCGACCGCCAGCGCGAGGCCGCCACCGAGCAACTGCTGGCACTGCGCAAGGCCTACGAGCACCAGCCCGAGCCGATGGAGCTGGAGTTCGCCGACCTGGCGATCCACCCCACCGGCCACCTGGCCACCGACGCCGACTACCCCGACTTCCACCCCGGAGGTGGAGCGTGACCGCCAAGCTCACCGGAGGAGTGACCTTCCTCCTCGATGACGGCCCGATCCGCACCAGGTACGGCCGCAGCGAGTTCACCGGCAAGCCCACCGCCTGGCTGGCCCTCGGCGACAGCGATGGGATCGAAATCTCCGTCACCGACTCGTCGGCCGAGACGCTCGCCCAGCTCGAAGAGGCGGTCGCTGAACTCCGGGCCTGGGCCAAGCGCCAGGAACGCCTCGCCGCACTCCCCGAGGTGGCGTGATGACCAGTCTCCTCGACGGCACCGTCATCGACCTGGACCGGGTGCAGGTCGCCCTGGACGGCTCGCACTGGCTGTGGACGTGCGAGCACACCGAGTCCGGCGAGCCGCTCATGCTGCGCCTCGACCGCGACGGCACCGGAGCGCTGCCGCTGGCCGACGTGTACCGCATCCACGGCCTGCTCGCACCGCAGGCCCAGCCGACCACCGCCGCCATGTACCGGCAAGTCCTGGAGGCGGCGTGAGCACCGATCCGATCCGACTGACCGCGGGCGTCGTCGCCGAGGTCGTGTACCTCGACCCGAACCGCCCGCACACCGAGCCGGACGAGCGTGGCTGCCCCGAGTGTGGCCAGCCCGCCTACGACTCCGGATGCGAGGCGCCCGGCTGCAACGGCTGGGGCTGCCCCGACTGCGGCACCGGCTGCGACCTCGACTTCGTCAGCGCCGAAGACGGCGGCCAGTGCTCCGCCTACGCCGACGGCGAGGAAGCCGTCGACGAGTTCCTCGACGAGGAGGACGAGTCGTGACCGCCCTCGACGCCTACCTCACCGCCCGCACCCTCGCCGACCACGGCATGACCGACTCGGACGCGGTCACCATCGCCGACTTCGACACCGCCGCCGACCTCGCCGGAGCCCACCGCCCCGCCGGCCCCGACGACCGGCACACCGTGCGGATCGCCCTCGACGCGATCGGAGACGCCCGATGAAGCCGTACTACGAGGACGAGAACGTCCAGCTCTACCTGGGAGATATGCGCGAGGTGCTCCCGGCTCTGGGCGTCAAGGCTGATTTGATCTTGGCAGATCCGCCGTACTCGGAGACGAGCCTGGCGTGGGACCGCTGGCCCGACGGCTGGCCCACGCTCGCCGCCACCGTCGCCTCGTCGATGTGGTGCTTCGGGTCGATGCGTATGTTCCTCGACCGCGGCCCCGAGTTCGCCGACTGGAAGCTGTCGCAGGACGTCATCTGGGAGAAGCACAACGGCTCCGGGTTCACGACCGACCGGTTCCGCCGCGTCCACGAGATTGCCACCCACTGGTACCGCGGCGAGTGGCGCGGCATCCACCGCAACGTTCCACGGGTTCCGTCCACCTACGACAGCAAGGGCCGCACCGTCAGCGTGCGCGCCGCACGGCCTCCGCACACCGGAGAGATCGGCGGCGCCACCTACAGCGACGACGGCCTGCGTCTGGCCCGCTCGGTGCTGTACGCGAAGTCGATGCAGCGCGCCGCGATCCATCCGACGGAGAAACCCGTCACCGGGCTGCTGGAGCACCTCATCGCCTACGCCTGCCCGCCCGATGGCACCGTCCTGGATCCGTTCGCCGGAAGCGGCAGCACGTTGGACGCGGCCCGCCAGTCCGGACGGCGCGCGATCGGCATCGAAGCCAACGAGCCGTATGCCGAAACCGCAGCCCGCCGCCTGTCCCATCTGACCTTGGAGGCGTCGTGACCACCACCATCACACCCACCAGCACCGAGATAGCCGACGTCCTCGACAAGGCCCTCGCCCACATCATCCGAGTGGGCTTCTGCAAGAAGTACCTGTACAGCACCCGGCAGCACAGGGGCGGAACCCCGCTGAACCAGTGCGCGGTGGACCTGGACGGCGCGATCAACGTCGCCGTGCACGGAACCCCGCTCCACCTCGGACGCGACCCGCTCACCCGAGCCGTGGTGGAGGCGGTCGCCGCCCGCATCACCGCCCCGTCACTCGCCACCTGGTGCGACTACAAGGGCAACGGCAAAACCCAAGCCATCGCCCTCCTCCGGGAGACCGCAGCCCAACTTCGTAAGGAGGCCTGGTGATGACCTTCACCGACCTCATCCCCGGCCGCCGGGACCGCAAGAAGCCCCGGCACCGCGCCGACGACCGCATCGCCGAACTGACGGCCGACTACGAGCAGCAGCTCGCCGAGCTCCGCGACGAGAACGTCCGCCTGCACCACTTCAAGGCCGAGGCCGACGACTTCTTCATGATCCAGGCCGCCTATGTCACCGGCCTGGAGGACGACAAGCGGGAACTGCAGCAGCGACTCGCCGACGAGCAGGGCGCACGGGCCGTCGCCGACGCCGACGTCGAAGCCCGCGACCGGTGGGTGCGTGACCTGGAGATCAAGGTCGCCGACCTCGAACGGCGCCTCGACGTGCGGAAGCTCGCCGAGTCCGCCGTCGCCATCACGCAGCCGATCCCGGTCATCACCCCGGTGCCGTTGCATCAGGCGCCCTTCGCCACCACCAACCCCGGGCGCGTGCCCGGCTCGTGGGGCGTGAAGGACGACGAGCCCGAGCCGGCCGCCTGAGCTCCCGGCCGCCCGGCCGACGAGGTGCGGGCGGCCGGTGAACAGCAAGAACCCCACCCGGGTCCAGCGGGCGGGGGTCCACCACCAGCATCCCACGGAGGAATCACATGTCCGTCACCACGGCCCGGCCGCACACCATCCAATGCCAGCAAGGCCCTGAGACCGTCACCGCCACCAGCCCGGTTCCCGGCCTGTACGTCTACGAGATCCCCGGAACGGTCGACCAGCCGAGCCTCCTCCGCTGGCGGGTCGGCCACCACTCCGGCCTCGTCATCGCCGCAGCCATGTACGAGGGCGACGCCATCCGAGGCGCGCAGAAGATCGCCGATCTCGCCGACTGGACCCTGCCCGTCGACGAACTGCGCCGCGACGTCTCGCCGACCGAGCTGTACGACGCCATCAGCTGGGCGTCCTGCGACCACCCCGCCTACGCCTGACCAACAACCCAAGACCGGCGGTCGCGTGAGCCCCCCACTCCGCGCCGCCATCCAGGGTCGCCGGCCCTAACCACCCCCCGGTCGGGGTCGGCGACCCGCCCTTAGTGCACCCAGAAACGGAACCTCATGTACCTCACCCGCACCATCGGCCGCTGGCAGTTCGAACTGCACCAGCGCGCCATCCACCTCACCCGAACACCGAAACCGGACCCGGCCTGCGAGGCCTGCTACGGGCGCGGCGGCCACGGCTGGCTCACCCACAGCGGCGACCCCGACTGGGAGGACTGCCACTGCATCAAACAGCTCCGCACCTGGCGCCTGCCCCTCTGGCCCCGCCGCACCACCACCACCAGCGAGGAGTACCCGTTCTAATGACCGCCATCGCCTTCGTTGACACCGAGACCCTCGGACTCGACGCCGACGTTCACGCCATGTGGGAGCTCGCCATCATCCGCCGTGAGAACGGCGTCGACACCGAGCACCTGTGGCAGATCAAGCCCAGCAAGATCGACCTGGAGCACGCCGACCCCGAAGCCCTGCGCATCAACGGCTACATGGACCGCATGGTCCTGCCCGAGGACTACTGGGCCGGCGACATGAGCCACCCGTGCGGCATCCCACACCCCATGAAGCGGGACGAACTGCGGACCGTCATCACGGACCTCCTCTCCGACGCGGTCATGGTCGGCTCCAACCCCGCCTTCGACGCCGCGTTCCTGAAGGTCTTCCTGGACGCCACGCCGTGGCACTACCGGACGATCGACGTCGCCACGCTGGCCGCCGGCTATCTCCGTGGCGTTGACCTGCCGACCGGCGCCACGTCCACCGAGGCACAGCACCCCTTCTCCAGTCGCAAGCTGTCCCTCGCGGTCGATGTCGACCTGCCTGGTGCCGGAGTCGCGCACACCGCCCTCGGCGACGCCCGTTGGGCCCGAGCCGTTCACGACGCGGTCATGGGCGGCGTCGCATGACCGCCGCGGTGGAGGTCGAAGCCCCTCAGATCATCGACGGCCTGTCCGCCGACGACTACCACGCGGACCGCACGTCGATCTCCTCGACCGGCCTGCGCGCCCTGCTCGCCCCGGGCTGCCCCGCCCAGTTCAAGTACGACCGCGATAACCCGCAGGCGCCGAAGCGGGAGTTCGACCTCGGGCACGCCGCACACAAGCTCGTCCTCGGCGAAGGCCCCGACTTCGAGATCATCGACTTCCCCGACTACAAGAAGGTCGCTGCCCAGCGGCTTCGGGACGAGGCCTACGAGGCGGGCCTGGTCCCGCTGCTCACCAAAGAGCACGACATGGTCCAGGCGATGGCGGCAGCCGTCCGCCAGCACCCCGTAGCCGGCCCGCTGTTCACCCCGGACGGGGGAGTGGCGGAGCAGTCGCTCTTCTGGACCGATCCCCGGACCGGTGTCCGCTGCCGCTGCCGCCCCGACTGGATGCCCCACCGCCAGGAGAACGGCCGGCTCGTCGTCGTCGACTACAAGACCGCGAAAGCCGTCGACCCGGCAGCTCTCGCGAAGGCCGTGTACGACCACGGCTACCACGCGCAGGCCGCCTTCTACCTCGACGGCGTCAAGGCCCTTGGCCTGCACGGCGACCAAGAGCCCGCGTTCGTCTTCGTGTTCCAGTCCAAGACCGCGCCCTACCTGGTGCACCTGGTCGAACTCGACTTCCCCGCCCTCGCGCTCGGCGCTGCCCGCAACGAGCGCGCCCTGCGGATCTACGCCGAGTGCGCGCGCACCGGCGTCTGGCACGGCTTCAACGACCGCATCACCTACCTCCCGCTGCCCCCATGGGCCGAGAAGAAAGATCACGAGGAATACGCATGAACCAGCCCGTACCCATCCCCTCGAACAACGCCCCCGCCCGCATCGGCCAGGGCACCGCAGTCGAACAGTCCCGCGCAGCTGCCGAAGTACAGGCCGCGGTCGTCGTCGCCCAGCAGTGCCCCCGCAACATCCAGGCCGCCGTCGCCCAGATGCGCGAGTCCTGCAACCAAATGTTCCTCGCCGAGCGCGCCTTCTACCGCTACCCCAAGGGCGGCCAGACCATCACCGGCGCCTCCGTCCACCTCGCCCGCGAGCTCGCCCGCTGCTGGGGCAACGTCCAGTACGGGCTCGTCGAGATGCGCCGCGACGACGACTACGGCCAGTCCGAGATGCAGGCCTTCGCCTGGGACGTCCAGACCAACTCCCGCAACAGCTCGACGTTCATCGTCCCTCACCGCCGCGACACGAAGAACGGCCCGCAGGCCGTCACCGACATGCGCGACATCTACGAGCTGAACACGAACAACGGTGCCCGCCGCGTCCGTGAGGCGATCTTCGCGATCCTCCCGCCCTGGTTCGTCGAGGAAGCCAAGGAGCTCTGCAACGCCACCCTCCGCAACGGCGGCGGCAAGCCCCTCGCCCAGCGCGTGGCCGACGCCATCAAGACGTTCGAAGGCATCGGCATCACCGCGGACCGCATCGAGGCCCGACTCGACCGGGCGCCAGCGAAGTGGACGGAGCACGACGTCGCCCAGCTGATCGTCATCTACAAGTCGATTCAGCGCGGCGAAGTCACCGCCGAAGACGAGTTCCCCGCACCCCGCGTCAGCGCCGACGAGCTGATCGGCGGCGGCACCAAGAAGCCGGCCAGCGAGCCCACCCAGTAACCGCTCCGGGGTCGCTCGCACCCGAATTGCGAGCGGCCCCGGCTCTCAACAGGAGAACACAGCCATGGCCAAGAAGTCCCACTACCGCCCCGCGGTCCAGGAGCTTATCGACCTGCTCCGCTTCCGCTCCTCGTTCGGCCGCCCTTGCTACATCAAGCGGAACACCCGGCATGCCGCGCTCATCGTCCCCGAGCTCCGCAACGGCGCCGACGGCCCCTACGCCCACCTCAAGACGTTCGACCGGGCCACCGTCCACGAAGCCGCCGTCCTCGGCGCCGTGACCCTCGGCCCGGAGTTGGTCGACGTGCCCGCGTTCAGCGGCAACCGCAACCACTGGGCCTTCGACCTCGGCCACAAGGGCCGCACCATCCAGCTCACGGAGCGTGCGTCATGACCGCCACCGTGCAGCCCGCCCTGGACGGCAGCGTCCCGGAGCTGCGGAAGACGAAGACGCAGCGGCAGGCCGAGGACTACGAGACGTGGCTCGCCGAAGTGTGGCCGAAGTTCATAGCCGCCGCCGCGTCGGGCCGCACCTTCACCTGCTTCGAGGTCGCCGACCGGCACGACCTGCCTGCTCCGCCGAACCCGCAAGCCCACTGGGGCCGGCTGATGACGCTGCTGAAGGACGAGGGCTACGTGCGGACCGCGGGGTGGGCGTGCAGCGACCGGCCCACCGCCCACCACTCCGGCGTCCGCACCTGGAAGGGCACCGCCGCCGCGAGGAGGGCAGCCGCATGACCGACCACGCCGCCGCCCTGTTCCTCGCCTGCCTCGCCTTCACGGTCGGCCTGGCCGCCGTCGCCTTCGCCCTCATCACCCGCGGGAGGCGGACGTGACCGACCTGATCTGCGCCGTCGTGTTCCTGATCGGCCTGGCCGGCGCCGTCTACTGCGTGCGCCGCGGCATCCGCGTCTGGCGCGGCGACGACTACCGCACCCGCAACGACCAGGTCGCAGCCCAGGCAATCCTCCGCACCGACCCGCCCGCCGAGCAGCAGACCCCCGGCACCGACAGCGCACTGCTCCTCGACTGCATAGCCGTCTTCGGCGACTGCGAAGAACTCGACCGCCTCCGCAACGCCATCCACCAACACCGGAAGGAGAACCCGCAGCCGTGACCACCGCCGCCAAGTCCATACCGCCGCACGGAACCGACGCCCGCTACAAGGGCAACCGCACCGGCACCCGCCCGCCCTGCCGCTGCACCCGCTGCACGCGCGGCCACCGCCAGGCAGACGTGCAGCGGGAACTCCGCCGACTGCGAGGGGAACGCAACCTCGTCCCCTGCACCGAAATCCTTCCGCACATCCAGATGCTCCGCGCCAGCGGCATGAGCCAAACCATGATCGCCCGGGAAGCGGGGGTCGCCCAGGCCGTCATCAGCTACATCACCACCGGCCGCAACAAGACCTGCCAGACGGAAATAGCCCGCCGCATCCTCGCCGTCCAGCCCCACCGCTTCGACGGCAACGCCGAACGCCCCGCCATCGGCTCCATCCGCCGCATCCGCGCCCTCTACAGCCTCGGCCACAGCCGCGCCGACATCAGCGCACTCAGCGGCCTGAGCGTCGCCAGCATCAGCCTCCTCGCCGAAGCCCGCTGGAACGTCATCGACAACCTCGCCGCCACCGCACTGGCCGCCGCCTACGACGAACTCAAGAACAGCCGCGGCAACAACTGGAAGAACGAGCGGCGGGCCACCGCCGAAGGATGGCGCGACCCCCTGTGGTGGGAGGACTTCGGCGGCATCGACGACCCGGACTTCGACCCGGCCGCTGTCGACCGTGAACTGCGCCGCACCGAACTCGCGGCCGTCCGCCGCGAAGAGATCACCCACCTTGCCGCCTTCGGCTGCACCGCCGAAGAGATCCACCAGCGCCTCAACGAAGAGATCGCACTCAGCACCGTCCGCCAGATCGTCCAGGAATGGCGCACCGGACAGAAACGCGAGCGGAAGCAGGTGGCCGCGTGAGCTTCTACGTCTCCCTCGTCTGCGAAGCCACCAGCCCCGGGGCCGGCCGCTGCTGGACCGAGGACACCCCGCCCGGCGAAGCCCAATCCGCGACCGAAGCGCGCCGCCGCCTCAAGCAGCAGGGCTGGCACCGCACCCGCGACGGCCGCGACATCTGCCCCGACTGCTGGAAGGAGGGCCGGCGATGAGGAATCGCTACGCCACACGCCAAGCCGAGACCGCGGTCATCCACGGCGACGGCACCCGCCACTGCGCCTGGTGTGGGGACCACATCGACCCCATCGACTGGTGCGCCGACTGCAAGGCCAGCCAGAAGCCGTGCGCCACGGCCGGTGGCCCACACCGCCGGCTCCGGAAACGAACCGACGCCGCCTTCTGCGACGCCGGCTGCCGCACCGCCTACCAGCGCGACAACGGCCCCGAGATCACCTCGCACCGCAACCGGTGACCGCCTAGCCCACACACGACGAAGCCCCGCCGTACAGGCGGGGCTCGAGGAGAGGAGGGGACGTGACGTCAGTCGGAATCGGTGGCCGGCTTCTTGCGGCGCACCACGCGGCGCTTCGGGGTCTCGGCACCCTGCTGCTTGCGCCAGGCGGCGACCTCACGCACGACGTACATGCGGATGTCCGTCGCGCGGGCGATGCCCTTCTCCTCGCACAGCTGGCCGTAGTCCGCCCACGTCTCATCGTCGATGCGGATAACGCGGCCGGGCTGCCCCTTCGTGGTCATGCCGACAGCGTAGCTGACTGTGCACTGGCTGGTCACCAGGCTGTGACACGTTGGCTGGTCAGTGACCTGCCGGTGACCGGTCACCCTGCGATAGGGTTCAAACGTGCCGCGGCGGCACCGAAACGCTCAAACAGGCCGCCATAAGGGCTTGGTTCCGTGCGCCCAAAAGCCCCCAACCAGCACTCTCCGAAAGAAGATCAATGGCCGTCTCCAAGCGCCTTCGCTACGAGATCCTCCGCAGGGATCAGCACACCTGCCGCTACTGCGGCGCGTCCGCCCCGGCAGTCCCGCTGCGCGTCGATCACGTCACCCCGGTCGCGCTCGGCGGCACCGACACACCCGACAACCTCGTCACGTCCTGCGAGCCGTGCAACAGCGGCAAGAGCAGCGCCACCGTCGACGCGGCCACGGTCGCCGACGTCAGCGACGACGCGCTCCGGTGGGCCGCCGCCATGACGCAGGCCGCCGAGGAACTGCGCGAGCAGCAGGCCCCGAAGGTCGCGTACCGGCAGGTATTCCAGGACGCCTGGAACGGATGGACCTGGGAGCGTGACGGGAAGAAGGAAACGTTCGACCTCCCCAAGGACTGGAAGGGAAGCCTCGACGCCTTCCGCGAGGCCGGCCTGCCGCAGGACGTCTGGCCCGACATCGTCGAGAAGTCGATGACCAACAAGACGGTCAGGTCGGAGAACCTCTTCCGCTACTGCTGCGGCATCGGCTGGCGCATGGTCGGCGAACTCCAGGAGCGGGCGCGCGCGATCGTAGGCGTCACTCCAGATGCGTCGAATCCCATCGATTCAGTCGTTCAGGCAGCCGTCGACACCTGGAAGGGCAACAAGTTCGGCGACATCAGCGATGACGAACTCGCCCGCTTCGAGGCGAGCGCGGTAGCAGCACGCGAGGCGGAAGAGGAAGACGCTCACCGCATCGTTCAGGCCGGCCAGTACGCAGCCTGGTACGGCGAAACCGAAGTGGTCGCCGCACTCGCCAAGCTCGACCGCGACGAAGCCTTGCAGGAATGGACCTTCGCATGGCTGTCCGCCGCAGGGGAGTGGCCTGACGACGAGCCAACTGAGCAGGCGCGCACGCAGATCGACCGTCTCCTCAACGGTCAGGTGAACGTCGCGCGGGTCACGCGGGCTGCGATCTATGCCGGGTCCCGCCGTTCGGTACGGATCTACTTCGGTCTCTCCGAGGCGGAGCTCAAGATCAGCGGCCAGCACGAGGTCATCTCGAAGTCCGTAGAGGCGTGGGTCCAGGCGTATCACTCCACGGCCGGCCACTGGCCCTCGAAGGCTGAGGTCTCCGCCTTCTTCGCCAGCATGCGGCGGATCGGGGCCGACGGCGAGATCTGGATCGACGACATCTACCCGGCGGCTGCCGCAGCTGGCGCCTATCTCGACCCGGACATCTCCACGTGCCTGACCCGACACCTGTCTGTATTCGAGGCCGCGGCTCGCCCGCTCGCGCCTGCCGCCTGACGTCCGCCATCCCTGCGATCGGAAAGAGATCCCGTGAGCATCAAGGTCACCAACTGGGTGTGGGCCCGGTCTGAGTCCCGTAACGGGGCTCGGCTGGTCATGCTCGCGCTGGCCGACCGGGCGGATGACAAGGGGCTTGCTTGGCCTTCCATCGAAGACCTTATGGATCGGACCAAGTTGTCTCGCCGCGCGGTCCAGAAGGGGATTGCTGCGCTCGTTGACGACGGCGAGTTGACGGTTGAGAACGGTGGCGGCAGGCACCGCTCGAACCGCTACCGGATCATCCCGAAACCGTGCACATCTGACGCGGTTACTCCCGAGGAACAGCGCACATCTGACGCGGTATTGGACTCAGAAACAGCGCACTTTGAGCAGGAAACAGCGTCAGATGTGCGCGAAACAGCGCACTCTGCGACGCGAAACAGCGTCCAGAGTGCACCCGAACCACCAGTAGAACCGTCAAGGGAACCGTCAGGGAACCACCACAACAACCGGCCAGCTCGACAAGATCGACGCCCTACGGCCCGAGGTGTGGAAGAAGCCCCGCTTCCCGAGGAAATCACCCGCCTCCAGGACGCCATGAGCGGCGCCGGGATCAACCTGCCCTGGAAGTTCCTCGGCGACGACATGATCCGGGTCCTCAACGACGTCAAGCGCCTCGGCATCCCGCTGATGGTCGAGCAAGCCCTCAAGGCCGAACAGGGCGCCAACCCGCCGCCCTTCAGCTCCCGCTGGTTCTACGACGGCTGGCACGCCATACGCACACCCGTCGACCTCGAAGGCGCCTCCGACGGCAGCAACGTCGTCGCGCTCCGCACCTCGCCGGCCGCCACCCGCCAGCAGCAAGAGACCAACGACCTCTTCGACCGCGCCATGGCGCGCGCCAAAGCCCGAATGGAGCAGGAATCTTCATGACCCCCGACGAAACCGTTGTGCTCGCCCGCTATGTGCGGGCTCTCTGCCCCGGTCAGAAGTTCGACGAGTACACCCCGGACGCCTGGCACGACGTCCTCGGCGACTTCGCTCTCGCCGACGCTCGCGCAGCCGCCGCTGCCGTTGCCCGCCGTCAGCCGTTCGTCAGCCCCGCCGAGATCATCGGCGAGATCAAGCGGCAGCGAGGCGACCGTGCCGACAGCTTCCAGGGGCCCGGTCTTCCGGCCGAGATTCCGGACGCTGACCCGGACGACGTCCGTGCGTACCTCGCTGCGCTGCGAGCTCAGAGGACACGGGCCGCGGATGGCTTCGAGCTGAAGCCGCGGAAGATGGCGGAGCTCCTGGCCGGCGTTGGTCGCGAAGTACCGGCGGAGATCGCCGAGGTGAAGCGCCCGGGACCGCTCGGAATCGAATGCCCGAACTGCTCGGCGGCGATAGGCCGGCCTTGCCGCACCCCGGGTGGTCACGAGCGAGCGCCTCACGCTGCCCGGGCTGGACGCACGGATCCTGCCGGCGACCAGGCCGAGATGGAGCGTCGCCGCGCGGCATCCGCCCGGCACCTCGCCCGCCTTGAAGCCGACGGCTCCGACGAGGAGGTCGCCTCGTGACTGCCGAGCAGATCCCGGACGACGACGGCATCCAGGTTGACGACGTGAAGGCGGTTCGCCGCGAAGGCCGCAGCGAGCTCAAGGCCTTGATGCGGGCGCAGATCCAGATCGGCCAGGCCCGCCGCGAGCCGACCGTGAAGCCCGCCCCGCCGCGCCCTCCCGGCCACAAGCCCGGCGCCTGGCCTGTCGGTACCAGCCCGCCCGGCCCGCCACCCGAGCGGAAGATCCCCGCCCACGTCTGGGATGCGGCCGTCCGCCACTACCGCAACACCGAGCACCACCCCGACCAGCCCTGCGACTGCGGCAACTGCCCGCCGCCCAACACCGAGGAGAACCGATGAACGTCCGTGGCCCCGTCACTGTTGCCGCGTACATCGCGACCATTCCCGCCGCGAACCTGCTTGTGCAGCATGTCGGGCCCGTGCCCGTCGGCTTCGGGTACACCGCCCCGGCCGGGGTCTACATGGTCGGCCTGGCGCTGGTGCTGCGTGACCTGGCCCGGGAGGCAGTTGGCAGGGCCGCGGTCCTTGCCGCCATCGCCGTCGGCGCCGTCGTCTCGTACTTCCTCGCCACGCCCGCGCTGGCCGTTGCTTCGGCTGCCGCGTTCGTGGTCGCCGAGACCATGGACTTCGCCGTCTACGAACCGCTCCGGGAGCGGGGCCTGCTCGTTGCGATGGGCGTCTCGAACGCAGTCGGTCTCCTCGCCGACAGCGTGATCTTCCTCTGGCTGGCGTTCGGCTCGCTCGAGTTCCTGCCCGGCCAGATCCTCGCCAAGGCGTACATGACCGCCGCAGCGATAGCCGTGATCGCCGCGGTCCGGCCGCGCCGCGTCGAGGTGGCCGCCTAGTCATGAAATTCATGCTCGGAACCCACATGGCGAACTGGCTTTGGGACGACGACGTGCGCCTTGACGGCGTGACGCTGTTCATCTCCCGCAACCGGCTTGCCAAGCGCGTCAGCGCCTTCCCGGCCGCCCGCCGGGACTGGGCGCTCGACAGTGGCGGGTTCACCGAGCTGAAGGACCACGGCGGCTGGCGCACCTCGCCCGAGGAGTACGCCGCCGAGGTTCGGCGCTACCGCGAGCAGCTGGGCCGTCTGCTGTGGGCCGCGCCGCAGGACTGGATGTGCGAACCCTGGGTGATCTTCGGCGGTGTTCACAACGGGCAGCGGTTCGCCGGAACCCAGGAAGCCCGCGGCATCAACCCCGGCAAGCCCGACGACCTCGAGGCCGCGGTGCGTATGCACCAAGAGTTCACCGTCCAGAACTACCTCGAACTCCAGCGCATTGCCCCCGACCTGCCGTGGATACCGGTCCTACAAGGCTGGGCGCTCGAGGACTACGAGCGGTGCGCACAGATGTACGCCGACGCGGGCGTCGACCTCGCCGCTGCCCCGGTTGTCGGCCTTGGGTCCGTGTGCCGACGGCAGGCCACCGAAGAGATCGCCCGCATCGTCGACACCTTCCATGGCCGCGGCCTGCGCCTGCATGGCTTCGGCGTGAAGACCGATGGGCTCGCTGATTACGGCGACCAGCTCGTATCCGCCGACTCCATGGCCTGGTCGGTCGGAGGCCGCCGCAATCCCCGCCTCCCGGAATGCACCCACCGCGCGAAGAACTGCGCGAACTGCGCCACCTACGCCCTGCGCTGGCACCAGCGCATCGTCAACGCCCCACCCACCTGGCGACAGCACCACCTGTTCGCTGCCTGACCTCGAAGGAGACCCGATGACGATCCACACCGGTGCCCCGATGCCCGAGTCCCTGCGCCACCAGATGCGCGCCACGCAGCACCCGGCCCGCGCCGTCGACTGCCCGCACTGCGGCGCCCACGCCCACCGCCCGTGCCACCTCCGCACGACCGGCCGCCAGTTGCCGCAGCCGCACCCGCAGCGCGTCTCCGCCTGGGCGCAGACCACCGCCTGCTGCCCCGAATGCCAGGTCGAGCCGACCGTGCCCTGCCACGACGAAGGCCGCGCACGGGCCACCGTCCACCACCGCCGCCAGCAGGAAGCCGAGGCCACCGCCGCATGAGCCCTTACGAGCGCCTGATGGCGGAGGCCCTGCCGACCGGCACGTTCGGCCACGCCGAGCCCGTCCGCCCCCGTCCGGCCGAGCGGGTCTCCCTGTGGACGCCCGACGAGCAGGCCGCACACGTCGCCGCCCTCGTGGCCGAGCTGGACCGGCTCGAAGGCCGCGGCACCGGCAAGCCGCGCCTGCGGGTCATTGAAGGCGAGGCCGCCTGATGACCGCCTGCCCGAACCCGACGAAGTCCCGGTACGCGACCCGTGAGGCTGCCGAGACTGCGGCCCGCCGTGTCGCCCTGCGCATCGAGGCGCCGCTGAGGCCCTACGAATGCGCCTGCACCTGGTGGCACCTCACCAAGAACCTGCCCGAGCGCCCCGTCGACGTCTCCGCCGCCACCCGCCACGACATCGAGTTCCTGAATGTCCTGCCCGACATCGACTTCCGCGAGGTCGTCGTCCGCGACGCCGACGGGCAAGGCGACCCCGGGCAGCGGGCCGCACTCCGCCACCACCGCAACCAGGTCCGCTGGAAGAAGCAGCTCGGCCAGCTGATCGCCGACGTGGAAGAGCAGCTGAAAGACCGCCGCGGCGACAAGTCGCTCGCAAGCCACGACTGGGCGAAGCGGGCCACCGGCTACCGGGACTCGCTGATCGTGCGGCTCAACGAGTGCAAGCGGCTCCGTGCCGCCGACCACGCGCAGGCGATCGTCAACCAGGAACATCGCCGCCGGGATGCCGAGATAGCAGCCGCGGCCGGGGCCACCGTGAAGGAACTCCGGGCAGCGGCAGGGGAGATCGCAGTCCAGCGGCTGATCGCGGCCCACGGCCCAGAGTTCGACGACTACCTGGCCGAGGAGTACGCGGTGTTGGGGATCAGCTTGCCGGCCCGTGTCGAACGTCACCGGCGCGAACGAGGTGCCGCCTGATGTCGCCCGTTGTCCTCCGCCCGCAGCCGCCCGGCCTGATCCGTGACCGCCCGCCTGCCCCCGCCCGACCACTGTGACCTGCACGAATCCGTGAACTGACCGACAGGAGAACCGACATGACCGACCGCACGCCGCTCACTGAGCAGCAGCTCGACAGCTACGCCGAACTCGCGATCACCGCCGAACACGACGGGATCCAGGTTGATCCGGCCGTCGTCACACGGCTCGTCGACGAGGTTCGCCGCCTGCAGTTTCAGTGCCGCTACCTGATCGGCCAGCTCGCGAAGCGGGACGCGGCGTCCGGCCGCGGCGACCGGGCGGTGCGGGAGTTCCTCACCGCCGACCCCGGCCCGACCGTGCAGCCGACCGGCTACGTCGTCTCCTGCCTGCCCGCGGGTCACGACGACCGGTGGACGTTCACCGTTCAGGTGCAGCACGCGGGCGGCGACAAGTTCGTCGTCAGGCACGGCCTCCGCCATTACGGCGTGGACGGCGCATGGTCCTACGAGCCCGGCTTCGACGAGGACGACGACTCGGCCGAGGTGGAGTGGGCTGATGCGCACCGCTTCGACCACGACACGGCGCTGCGCCTCGCCCGCGAGTTGGCGCCGCGGCTCACGTACCGGGGCCGGACCGTCGCCGACGTACTGGCCGAGGGAGCGCAGCGATGAGCGATCTCTTCGAGGCCAACTCCGACGCGGCGACCGCACTTCTGGCTGCGGGCTGGACCGTCGACGATCACCACTTCCTGCCGACCCTGCGCAACGGCGGCGCCTTCTGGTCCGTCGGCGGTGACGCCACCTCGACGCTCTGGTCCGGCGACTGGATTGCCGAGTTTGACCGCGGCACCCCGGTGATCGTCGTCGTCGCCGCGTGTCTTGCGGCTGCGGGTCAGACCGCCGAGCGGCTGGCCGACGTGATCCCGATCCGCCCCACCCCGTGACACGCAGGACGGTCGGCCCCGCCGTTACCGGGCCCGACCGCGGCACCCATCATCCCGCACCGATCAAGGAGCAGCACATGACCGAGACCACCAACCCGCAGCCCGACCGGGTCACCGCGATCTACGACGCCATCGACGCCTTCCAGCGCACCCATAGGACCGGCGGCGGGCTTCAGCACGCACAGATCCGGGCCCTGCTCGCCGAGCACCTGGACCGCGCGCTGCCTACCGCGCCTGCCGCTGTGCCGTCTGCGCCCGCCGACCGGGTGGCGATCCTGCGGGAGGCCGCGCAGCGCCTGTACACCGCCCTCTTCCCCGCCGTCTACGACGACATGGGCCAGAAAGCAGCTGAGGGCGTCAACCGCGCGGTGAGCGAGCTGCGCCGCATGGCCGACGACGAGCAGATCGGGCTGCGTCTGCCGGACCACACCGTGAACGAGGAGGCGCACCCCCTCGACTGCGACGAATGCGGACACCCGTCCGCTGTGCACAGCACGGGCGAGGACCCCGTCAGTCCGGGCGAATGCTCCCTGTGCCCGGACGGCGAGCAGACCCACGACTACCGGCCGGACCCCGGGACCGTTGCGGCGCCGCCGACCGAGCAGCGGAAGCCCGTCGACCGCGCGGCGGTACTCCACGAAGCATCGGCCGCCGTGATGGCTCTCGACTACCACGAGCTGCGCGCCGACTTCGAGTACGACAGTCAGCGCGACGCCTGGGACGGCGGAACGATCGACGCCGCTCAACTCCTGAGCTGCATGGCCAAGGAAGCCGAGTCGACGACCAACGAGCTGCCCGGCGACGAGGCGCAGCAGCAGGAGTCGGAGTCCGGCTGCGCGCACTGCGTCTGCTGCCACGCCTGGGGCGACTGCGAGGCGCAGCAGCCCGAGACGCAGGCGCCCGTCCGCGTCGAAACCCTCGCCCGCCTCCTGTGCGACGCCGACACCGCCCTGACCGACGGACCCAGTTGGGACCGGATCAGCCAGACGCCCGGCCTTGGCCGCGACGAGTACCGCAACGCGGCCCGCTACCTGCTCCGCAAGGTGACCGTGACGCAGGCCGACAACGGATCCGTCGAGTGCGGCGATCAGATCCCGGGCATGACTTGCACCCTGCCGGACGGCCCGCACGACGACTGGAAGCACCGAGACGAAGAGGGCCACTGGTGGTCCCAGATGCGCGTGCCGCCGCACAACAACCGTGACCGCCTCGCCGCAGAGCCCGCCGCCGTGTCCCAGCCCGGCAAGGAGGCCTGACCATGGCCGTCCACGCCTGCCCGCCCGACGGCTCGGGCCTCACCCCCTGCTGCGCCCGCACTCCCTTCGAGCTTGCCGAAGACGATCGGATCAGCAGCGAGGCGCCCGTCACCTGCCCCGGGCCCGCCGCCGTGTCGCGACCCGGCAAGGAGGCCTTCACCCCGCCCGTGCACTACGAGCGCGACGACGGCGTCGAGTGCTGCGTCCACGCCGTCCCCGTCGGGCCCGACTCCTGCACGCACTGCCGCGAGCTCGCCGCCGAGGAGCCCACCCCGTGATCGCTGAGGCCATAGACGCCGCCATCGCCATCGGCTGGGCCTTGCTCGGCTGGATCATCTTCTTCGCCACCGTCGCCGCGATCCTCGGTGTGCGGTGCGAGGCGCTGGGAGCGGCGCTCAGGGCTGTTTGCGGGGGCGTCCGCCTCCGGCTCCGCGGCCGGGGCGGTGGGCTGCCCATTGGTCGATCGTCGTGTCCTGCCATACCGGGGAGCGGCCGAACATGTTGTCTGGCGGCGGGAAGTCGCCGACTTTGGGGCGGCCGGCGCGCCGGTTCGCTTCGGCCTTGGTGTGGTAGCTGCGCACCGTCTCGTAGGACAGGCCGAGGTGGGTGGCGATGGCCTGTAGGTCCAGCAGGTCGGCCATCAGGCGGCCGTCAGGCGTTCGAAGGACACCAGGGAGGGCTCGGTGTCGCCGTCCCAGATGACCAGCGCCTCGTACTCGCCGCCGTTCTCGGTGGTCTGGCTGGTGCGGAGCTGGCGGTCGTAGAACTCGCCGGTGCGGATGATGCGGCCGGTGGGCGTGACGCCGTTGACGCGCTGGCCGGTGCGGTAGGCGAGGTGCTGGGTCATGGGGTTCCTCCCTAGAACGTTCACCGCGTCTTGCGGTGCAAGTAAGACGGTACGCCTCTCACGCCAAAACAACAACCCCGCCATGCAGTGAAAGTTTTAGGAGACCCATGACCAGCCCCGACACCCTCGACATCACCCTCACCCCGCCCCCCGGCGGCCAGATACTCCACCAGTCCGACCGCGCCACCATCATCTGGGGAGACTGCCGCGACCCCGACGTCATAGCCCAAGTCCCCCTGGACTACGACCTGCTGTGCACCGACCCGCCCTACGGCGTGGGCTGGCAGTCCAGCCGGGGCAAAAACTTCGCCAAGATCGAGGGCGACGACGGGGCCACCGACTGGCCCGGCGTACTCAGGCTCTGGGCGCGCCGCCTGCGTAACTCCCGGCACGTCTACGTGTTCGGATACTCCTCGGACGAGTTGACCGAACCCCTCGGTCTCGGACCCACCGCCGAGATCATCTGGGACAAGAGGGCGATCGGCATGGGCAACCTGAGCATGCCCTGGGGGCCCGGACACGAAGTGATCACCTTCGGTGTGTCCAACGTGAACCCGAAGCACGGGGGGAAGGCCCGCCAGGGTGGGCTGACCGCCCGCATGAGGCAGGGATCCGTCATCCGCGTGCCTCGCAAGAACGCCACGGCCGTCACCCGGCATCCGACCGAAAAACCCTGGCCCCTGCTCGCACAACTGATCGAATCGTCCACCATGCGCGGCGACCTCGTCGTCGACCCATGCGCCGGATCGGGCAGCACCGGCGTTGCCGCCGTCCTCGAAGGCCGTCGCTGCTTCCTCGTCGAAGTCGACCGCCAGTACGCCGAACTCGCCGTCCAGCGAGTACAGGCGGCCGAGCGGCTCGCCCGGCAGATGGAGGCGTCGTGATTGCCGTCGACTGGGGCTGGGTCGCCGCCATCACCGTCATCGTCTGGCCCTTCGCCTACAGCGCCCTCTCCGCCATCCGGCGGGGCGGGCGCGCCCTCACCCACACCATCCGCACACACCACCGACGGAGCACCCGATGACCACACCCGCCGACGAACTCCGGGCCGCAGCCGCCGCCCTGAGGGCGCGAGCAGTGAAGGTCGAACGCGGCCTCACAGCCGCGCTCTCGGAAGGCACCCGCGATCTCTTCGGCAAGGCGATCCCCGATCGGTCCGCCATGCACCCCGGCGTCGGCCTCGCCCTCGCCGCCTGGCTCGACGTGGCAGCCGAGTACGCGGACAAGTGGCCAGCCGATCACCAGACCAACAGCCCGTTCCGGCTTGGCGCCCTCGCCGTGGCCCGCGCGATCAACGGCGGTGAGCAGCGATGACAGACCAGCCCACGGCCCGCCAGCGTCTCCTCGACGCCATGCGCGCCCGCACATGCTTCTGCGGCGCCGACTCCTGCCAGAACGCCGAGCCTCTCGTCGACGCCTACGCCCACGAGTTGGCCGAGCAGCAGCGGCACAACTTCGGCATTGGTGACGCACCGGTGAAGGCGCACTGCGATCCCGCCTGCGACTTCTGCCGGGGCGTGTCCAGCGCCGCCGACTTCATCGACCCGGAGACACAGCGATGACCCGCGACGAGCGGGAGCTGCGAACCGCAGCCCAAACCCTTCGTGACGTCGCCCCCGACATCACCGGACGACTTGCCGGACTCGCAGACCCGGTTGCCGACTGGCTCGACAAGACAGCCGACCACTGCCGGGCCGAGTACCTGTGCTGCGACTACGGCTCATGCTCCGAGGTCACGCCCGCCCTCGCTGTCGCCCGCGCCATCAACGGAGGCCAGCCGTGACCCACCTCCTCACCGCGCTCCTCGCCCTGGCCATCGGCTGGTGCTGGGGCCACGCCACCGCCCGTATCCGGGTCGTCGTGGCCGGCGGCACCGCACAGCAGGACGAGGCCGAACTCGCCGCCGCGGGTCAGCTTCCCGCAGTCGAGGCGCAGCAGCCCGACGGTTGGCAGCAGTGTCCGGCCTCCGAGTTCGACGGCTACGGCCTTCAGTGCCAGAAAGAAGCCGGGCACAACCTGTGCACCTTCGAGGAGCGGCCCTCCGGCGAGGCGGGGGAGCAGCGGTGACCGACGACCAGGAGACCTTTCACCGCTACGGCACCCCGTGCGCCAACGAGCGCTACCTCGCCCACTTCGGCTTGCAGGTCGATCCGTGGGACCTCGACCAGTGCGCTGAGTGCGAGTTCTGCGGGAGTTGCGTGATCCACATCTGCTACCGCGACGACGCCAGCACCCTCCTGCACCTCGACCACTTCAAGGACTTCGCCAACTCCGGCGAGCCCGAGTGCGGGTCGATCGGCGGCCCGTCGAACCTCGTACCCTCGCAGTACCGGCCGCGCCCCTGCAACCTGCCGCCCGGGCACGGCGGGAAGTGGCATCGGGCGCGGATGGGCTGGCACTGGCCGGTCGCGCGAGTCGGGGAGCGCCGATGACCGTCGACCTCCCGATCCCCGTGGTCGTGACCCGGCATCAGTGCCCGTTCTGCCGGATCACCCGGGCGAAGCGTCCGGCGATGGTCGCGCACATCGGCCGCTGCTGGCGCAACCCGGCCGCCCGCAGCTGCAAGACCTGCCGCCACTTCGAGCCGCCGGAGGACGGCCCGTACCCGGAGCACCCCGGCTGGCCCGAGAGCTGCACACAGGAGCGCGACCTCGCCGCCGGACTTCACACCAACTGCCCGAGCTGGCAGCCCGCCGCCTGACCGCTGGACGGCCCGCCTTCACCGACGGGGGCGGGCCGCAACCCCACACCACCACGAACCCTGGAGGAGTCTCATGCTCAGCACCGACCAGTGGGCCACGATCCGCGGCCTCGTCGCCTGGCTCGACTCGGAGAACGGGCGCAGCCAGCAGGAGATCACCCTGCGCATCCTGAAGCTGACCGAGGAGGTTGGCGAGGCTGGCCAGGCCTGGATCGGCGTGACCGGCCAGAACCCGCGCAAGGGCGTCACGCATGATCGGGCGGACGTTGCCGATGAGCTGTGCGACGTGATCGTCACCGCGGCCGTCGCTCTCGCCTCGGTGATCGATGATCCGGCGGGGCACCTGAACGTGAAGCTGGCGAAGATCGCCGCCCGCTCGGGGGTGGACGCCTGATGCCCCGCATGATCAACACTCGTGAGGTGGCCCGCGTCCTCGAGGCCTACCCGCAATCCGAGTTCGCCGACGGCGACTGGATCCCCGGCTGGCGTGCCGCCCAGGACGGGCGGCGGCGCGTGAACGTCTTCCACGACGGTCACGGCGAGGAGGACGGCCTCGAGCGGTACCGGCTCGAACTCCAGGCCGCTGGCTACTGCGTGATCCCCGACCAGATGCCCGGCGGCGGACGACGCCGACTGCACATCACCCGAGCCTGACCCCGCCCCTGCCGCCCCTGTGCCGCGGGGGCGGCACCCCGCACCGAACGTGAGGAACCACCGATGACCGATACCGCCGACCCCTGCGAGCTTGTGGATCTTGTGGACCGCGAAGGCCGCCCGACACTCCAGCGGATCCCCCGCGATACCGCCGATGACCATCCGGGCCTGTACCTGCCGATCGCCCTCGTGGTCGTCATGTCCAGCATCACCGGCGACCTGCTCGTCCATCAACGGAGTTCCGCCTCTGATGCCGCACCCGGCGCCGTCGACCACGTATGCGGCGCCATCCAGTCCGGCGAACCCGCTGACGTTGCGGCCCGGAGGGAGGCCCGCGAGGAGGCCGGCGTGGCACTGGATGTGCTGCTGCCGGTGTGCGCTGGGGTCAACGACTACGGCCGCTACCGGCACCTGTATGCCGGGGTGACCAGGGCAGCGGCAGGCGACCTGGCTGGCGAGGCGGGGGCCGAGCATCTCGGCTACGAGCCGCTCACCCAACTCGTGGGGGATGCCAAGGCGGGGCGTGTTTTCGTCAAGGGCTTCTTCGATGATCTGGCGTTGGCGGTCCGGAAGTTGGCCGCCAATGCTGTCCGCGGTCCGGTGTCGTGGACCGGGGAGGCCCGGTCGTGACCGACGTGCACATGCGCCTGGAGCCGTGCAGCGACGGCGTCCTGTCATGGCTGGCCGCCACACCCGTCCCGTACCCCGACCTTGTCGGACAGATCAGCGACGGGGAGATCGCCGGGATCGAGACGGTGGAGATCGCGACTGAGGAGTATCTGTGACCGCTCTGACTTTTCGCCAGCGCCAGGTCCTCACCCTGGCCGCGTTCGGCAACACGAACGTGATGATCGCCCGGATCCTCGACGTCCACCCGACGACCGTTCAGACCCATCTCACGGCGATCTACCAGCAGTTGGGGGCCCGGGACCGGGCGAACGCAGTAGCGATCGCCATCCACCGGGGCGACATCAGCCTTGCTGAACTCGCCCGGATCGCAGCCGCATCGAGCCCACGAGGCGCCGAGACCCAACGAGCGGGCACAGGGCGACCTCAGGGCGCCCCGGAGGCGTCCGGCGGCGCTCGGGACGTCCGAGGCGCTCCCGGGGCCGCAGGGAGGCGTACAGCGCCGCAAGGGGAGGCGGCAGCGTGAGCACCTACCTCCTCGACGTCCCCGAGCTGTACCGCCACCTCGACGTGAGGCGGCGGCAACAGGGCCTCACCTGGCGGGACTTGGCCGCACTGGTCGACGTGTCCCCGTCCACGTTCTCCCGCCTCGCCGACGGCCACCGGCCCGACGCCGACGCCCTCGTCTCCCTGCTCGTCTGGCTCGACCTCGACGACGGGCTCAACTACGTGATTAAACCCAAGGAGCAGCAGTGAACATCACTCCACCCATCGGCCGGATCATGGACACCAGCCGCCAGCCCTGCGGCTACTCACCCGGCGACACCGACGCCAACACCTGCATGCAGCCCGCCACCTGGCACATCGCCTGGGACGCCGACCTCGAGAACGGCCTGGCCTGCGACGAACACATGATCTACGCCAAGCAGTTCGCCTACGTCGACCGGCATCCCGTCGGCGTCGATTGCGCCATGCCCGGCTCGACCTGGGACTTCGAGGAGAAACGCTGCGGCTATCCCGGCAGTAGCGCGCCCGCCGTTGCCCACGCCGCTGCTGGCCAGCCGGGGGAGCAGGGATGACCGACTTCGACCGCGACCCCGAAGCCCTCGCCTGGGCGCGCGCCAAGATCCAGCGGCACGTGGACTGGCTCGCCAACGCCGAACGCGAGACCGCCGCGAGGGGCAACCGCGTAGGCGCCATCCGCTGGCGATTCGCGAAGAACTTCATGGCCCGCAAGCTGATCGGCGGCACCGGCTGCGTGATCGCCGACTTCGACGAACGACTCCCCGAGACCCTCGACCGGATCGACAAGGCCACGCCCACCAAGGAGACCCCGTGACCGAGCCGATGGCCGCAGACGACATCTGCGAGCACCACTACGAGACCCGCATCCTCGGCGGCCGACCGATCACCGTCCGCGCTTGCATCTTCTGCCGCACCCCCGACTGGGCTGACCTCGGCGAGCAGGCCACCGCGTTGTACCGGTGGGGCTGGGAGGAAGGGCGCGACGGGAAGGCGGCACGGGAGACGCTCAGCGCCTACGACAAGCCGCGGGAGGAGCCCGAGGCGTCTCGTGCCATCGACGACTATGAGGCGACCACCGGCCACGTCATCACGTGCACTGCCGCGTTCGCCGACATCTGCGACTACCCGCAGGACGGCCCCCACGCGCCCCACAGCGGCCCGGAGCGGCCGGATGTGGGCGCCGAGGCGGCGGACGGCGGGAACGGGGCCCAGGCGGGCGCAGGCGGCCGCGACCCCTACCGCCAACTCCTCGCCCGCCTCCAGGAAGAGCGCGCCCGCGCTCTCCGCAACGCGCCCCGCTGCACCATCGACGAAGCCCGCTGGGCCAACGAGGGCATCGCCGCGGGTATTCGGATCGCGGAAGCCTGGGCAGTCACCCTGCATGAGGGCCACGACGCGCGGCTCGCATACCTCGCGGCCGAGGGCGCCGGCTCCTACGCCCACCGCGCCGAGGAAGCTGAGCAGCACCGCGACCGGCTCGCCGCCACCCTCGCCGAGGTCCTCGACGAATTCCGCATCCCCGAACACCCCGGCGACTCGTGCGTCCGCACCGACGGCATCCCCTGCACACGGGTTGAACAGTGGCGCAGCGTCCTCAAGCCCGCCCACGACGACGGGCCCACCGTCACCGAGGCCGCCAACCAGACGCCCACCTGAACCACCCGATCGGGGCGGCTAGCCGACGGCCGACGGGGCAGGAATGCCGCATGAACGACGCCGACATCAAGGCTTTCTGCGCCGCACACAACATCAAAACCGAGATCGTCACCGACCCGTCCGGGGCCAGCCAGCTGGCTGTCAACGAGGACGGAATGCGGCAACTCGCTGACCTCGCACCAGACCCCGTGCGAGCCCACGCACTGGTTGATCAGCTGCTTACCGACGCTGCGGCCGACGAGGAGCCCCCGCGGTCTTGACAACGCCCCCAGCAGCTGTCTGGCTGGGGGCGTTGCGCCGCCTAGAACCGACCCGTGCAGGCCAGGCAGATCTGTGCGCGCTGCCAGTCCGCCAGCGCCGCCTGATACCGCTCCACCCCAGCGTGCATCACCGCCCCGTACACCAGCCCGCCCACCGCGACCAGCAGGCCGAGCAGGATGCCGCCCGACGTCATGAACGCAATCCCGGCCGCCACCGCCAGCAGGGCGACCCAATACCGGGCATCGACCTCATCCGGCGGCGCATACCGCAGCCGCAACGGCGACTCCGCGGGCAGCGACTTCCAGTAGTGGGCGAGGTTCTCCACGTTCGTCGACCCGCACTTCGAACTCGGACACTGCATCCCAACCCCCGATATCCGCCTGGCACTGACCGCAGATTGCGCAGCCGGGCGGCGGGAGGCAAGGAGTACCGGCGAGTCTGTGAGCGGGGCCACAGGCGGGCAGCAGCAAGGGCCCCAGCAGTCACGATGGAGCGCCCGTTGCAGTCACGGTCGGTAGTCGCTGGCCAGCTTGCACGCCTTCGTTTGATCGACCTGCGCAGCCTCGCGCGCGAGCAGCGGCGAGCAAGCCAGGAGGCTCGCCCTCTTCGAGGGATGTAGATCTTCTAGCCAGCCATCTTTCAGTGACCGTCTTTAGAAAGAGGTGGCAATTTCAGGACTCCTGTTCTTCCGGCATCCTGAAATTCAGGCCCCCTGAAAATCAGACCCCGGGGCAAGCTGCTTGAGCAGCGACAACAACCCCTCCGGCGTGTCACTCACGGCAGTCGTCGTCCGCCATCGTCCGTCCTTCCGCTCCTTCGTCTGCGCCACCAGTCCAGCGGCCCGGAGCTCCTTCAGCCCCTCGCGGATGGCGTGCTCACCCTCGCCCTTGCCGCCGGCCGCCTTATGGAGGTAGGCGAGGCGCTCGATGGTCATGCCGCCGCCGTCCGGGTGGGAGAGCAGCGTCAGGAGCATGCCCTTGGCCTTGAGGCTCAGCGTGTAGTTCTGGGCAACGTCCCTGTTGCTGACGGGAGTCCAGCCGGACTTCGGGCGCGAGCGGTGCGTCCTCAACGGGCCACCCCCGTCTGGCAGGGGACGGCACGGATCGGTATTGTCATAGGTGTTGCTCGACTTCCTGGACGTGGTCGGACAGCTGGTTTGGAGGAAGCGGGGGTGGTGCCCCGCTCAAAGCGAAAGCGGCCGGACGGAATGAGCCCCGTCCGGCCGCTTCTTTTTGCTGCAATTCTACGTGGCGCCTGCGCCTCAAGTGGCCTAATCCGCGCCGGGATTGACCATCAATTACTGAGCGGGCTGCCCGCTACCTGGGCACATCTCGCGCTGCCCGACCTGCTGATGCGGTGCCGTAGGCTCACCCGGCTTCGCACTCCCATACGCCCCGCACACGGGACAACACGCCCCGCATTGGCCAGGATCGAAACGCTGACCGTTCGCGTGATCACACAATGCAGTACTCCCTTACTCGACGGGATGGTGCTGTTGCGTGGTGCATTCCGCCGCGTACCAGCCATGCGAGCCGCGGGGAATTCTCAGACCAGGCGAACGAAAGCCCGCTCACCGTTGTGAAAGAACACGGTCAGCCCGGGATCGTTCTTGCCCTCGCGAACCGACCACACCTCGATGCTCTCCGTGTCCACCGGCTCAGCCGCACCGATCACCCCAGCCAGCCACGCATCCGGCGCGCCACCAACAGGCGCCTCAACGAACGCAGGCGGGCCGCCCTGCACAGCTGCGGTCGGCGAGTCGTGCTTGGCGCCCTCGGCGAGCTGCCCGATCACCTGCCAGTGCAACTCGCGGCCGCCCACCGACACGGCCAGAGCGAACGGATACGGGCCGTCTTCCAGCACCTCCACACGCTGCACGCCAGGGGTGTTCTTGAGGACGTCGACCAGGAAATCTCGATATTCCAAAGGACGCATATGTGATCAATTCCTTTCGTGGCGGGGCTCGGCCAGCCTAGTAGCCGGCCGAGCCCCAAACAGGGTTAGGACCGCATCCGTCCCATGTACTCGGAACGGACCGCGACCAGACGCGCGTGCGTCTCCCGCATCTGCTCCAGCCGGTCAGACAGCGTGCGGATCACGGTGGCCAAACCGTCCGGGTCCAGGCCGTCGATGAACATGTCGTCGACGAGCTCGATGACGGCGAAGGGGATGCGTTCGGCGATCTTCGGGGACCATGGCTCGACCTTGACCACCGTGTCGAGAACCTTGAACTCCTCCGGCGTGCCGTGCTCATTCACCGGCAGCGTCAACGGATCCGACCAGAACCAACACCACACATCCTCAGGGAACACCGTGGCGCCGACCTCGCGGTCGTGGTTCATCGTGCAGCCCTCCATGCACGAGTACGTCACGGGCCGGCCGGTGTGGCGGTCGACGAACGACCACGTGCGAGGAGCCGGCGCAGACGGGGCAGGCACGGAGGCGACGGCAGACTCAGGGGTTGCTAAAGTCATCGGAGACCTTCCTTCTGGAAGCGGGATAGGTTGTGACAGCGGAGTGGCATCCGCTGGATGAACTGGCCGGGCGGGTGCAACCGCTCGGCCGTTCGCGTGTTACGGGGTGGCGAGCAGCTTCGCGAGCGTCGCCAGATCCTCTTCGCTCATCGACTCGCGGAGTAGGCGTGCCGCCTCGCCTGGCTGGCCGACCGGAACTCGGACGGTGCGGTCGCCTGCTGCGCGGACGAACACCCCTTCACCTTTGCGGCCTTCGATCAGACCTTCGTCCTTGAGGATGCGAAGGGCGCGCTGTGCGGTGGTGACGGTGACGCCGAAGAACTGGTGCAGTTCGGCGAAGGAGGGGAGTCGGTCGCCAGCTGTGAGTTCGCTGCGCTCGATGGCCCCGCGTAGCTCGTCGGCGACTTGGGCGTATCGGGCGGTGCGGTCGCGCTTGTCGACCTTCTGGAGCGCGCCGGCGGTGAGGGCGAGCGGGGAGGGAACGCCTGCGACGTTGTGCTTCGGGGCCTCGGTCTGGATGGCCGCGAGTTCGGCCTTGAGGGCGTCATCCCGGCTCGGCAGCCAGTCGACGGTCTTGCGGGCCACGAGGGGCCACCAAGTGCGGGCCGCCGTGTAAGCGTGCATTGACCAGCGCGTCTCGGGGTCTCGGGTGATGCCGACATAGAGCAGGCCGTCGCTCTCGTCGAACATCCGGTAGAGCGCGGTGCGCTCCGGGGTTTCGGGCATGGGATCCCTTCGAGGCAGACATATTTCTAGCCAGAATGTGCGCACTGTCACAGCTCGACTACGCAGAACCGTAGCGCTATAGAGCAATTCTATCCACCCCCTGTGCGCGAACGCCTACGGAAGGGTCATTGACCAGCAGATACGTGTAGCGGGTAGCGTTGCTGTATATGAATCCGTCCCGAAGGAGAACGCGTGCCACGCCAGTCCGGCGAACCGCCTAAGTACCAGGAGATCGCCGACAAGCTGCGCGGGCAGATCGGCGACGGAACCTACCCGCCCGGCAGCATGCTGCCCCCCGAGCGGAAGATCGCCGAGATCGAAGGGGTGGCAGTCGGCACCGCCCGCCGCGCTCTGGCAGTCCTGCGCGACGAGGGCTACACCGAAGCCCGGGTCGGTGCCGGTGTGTACGTGCGCACCTGGCGGCCGATCGTCCGCAACGCCCTGAAGCGGCTGCGCACTTCACAGTGGGGTGAAGGGCGGTCCATCTGGGACGTTGACATCGACGATCGCGACCTTGAGGCCGTAGACGTCCAGATCGAGCACATCCCGGCCCCGGCCGACGTGGCGCACCTGCTCGACGTCGAAGAAGGTCGGCTCGTCTATCGGCGCAATCGCAAGTACCTCGTGGACGGCGTTGCGGTGATGCGGTCGACGTCGTACATCCCGGAGGATCTCGCGCGTGGCACGCGGATCACGCAGGTCGACTCAGGGCCGGGCGGAACGTATGCGCGGCTCCGTGAGGCGGGTCATGGGCCGGTGAAGTTCCGCGAGGAGCTGCGCTGTCGCATGCCGTCCGCTGCTGAGGCGGAGGATCTGGCGCTCGCGGCGGCGACTCCGGTGGTGGAGATGTGTCGCTCCGCGCAGCGTGCCGACGGGCGCGTCGTTGAGGTCAATCGAATGATTCTGGACGCCTCGCGCTACCTGCTGGTCTACGACTTCCCCGCCTGACCTGCGAGTTGAGCCCCTGCCCTTGACGGGTGGGGGCTTTTTGCATGCCTTGATTTCGCTCATTGCTCTATAGCTCTATTGATTGCTCTGTAGCGGTGTGCTTCCATGGAGTCGTCCACCCCAGTCGACCGCAGGGGAGCACCTAGTGACGCCTGTCTCCGTCGCCCCCACGGGCGGCTTCCTCACCACTGGAGAGGTCGCCATCCGCATAGGCGGCACTCCGCAGCACGTGCGTGAACTGATCAAGTCCGGCCGCATCGAGGCGATCGACATCGCCAAGGGAGACGGCCGGCCCCGCTTCCGGGTCTCCGAGACGGCGCTCGCCGCCTTCCTCGACAGCGCGGCCGTCCGCACCACCCACGTCCAGTCCACCTCGGAGGTGGCGTGAGATGAGTACCGCAACCCCGACTCCCCGCCCCGCTGCCCTGCTGATGTCGTTCTCCACCTCGGCCGGTGCCGTGGTTGAGGTGTCCGCGGTGGACCGCAGCAGCGCCCCGTACCGCTGGACCTGTTCGGCGGGGCATGACGGTGGCCGCGCTTACGCGTCGCTTCCGTTCTGCCGTGATGACGCGAAGGCTCACGCCGGCGAGTGCCTGGGTGTCGCGCCGGACCCGGCGGTGGTTGAGAAGGTTCGTGTCGCGCTCGGCTACCGGGCCGGCTGGAAGCCCAACCGGCACCTCGGCGAGATCGCCACGCGCCTGACGGTGTGGTCGCAGGTCGAGCTGAACGAGATCTTCGAGCGGGTCGGTGGCACGGTCACCACCCGCGAGGTCGAGCGCAGCACCTCGGACGGCAGCTCCACCTGGATGGCCACCGAGATCACCCTGACCGTTGTCGTTCCGGGCGTCGGGCCCGTCGAGGTCGTCACCGACATCGAGGACGATCCGGAGCACGGCTACCGCACCGACGTTCCCGTCGTGGCCGTGGCCCGCTATCGCGCCGCTGCCGCCCACTGCCGGGCGCTCGCCGCGGATGGCGACTTCGATGGCTGCCTGCCCGTGCAGGACGAGATGGCGATGTGCCGCTGCCAGCTGGAGCGCGCTGGCCGCCTCGACCTGATTGGGGCGGCGTGATGGCCCGCAGGTTCAAGGACATGCAGACGCCGGAGCAGCAGTACGCGGCCGGGCAGGTGCCGACGCGGGCGCATGCGTTGCGGCAGGAGGCGCAGGCTGCGCTGGATGAGGCGGGCCGTCTGACTGCCCCTCGTCGCAGGGAGGGCCAGCGCGGGAGGGTCCTGCCCGAGTTCGGCCCGCACAGTGACCGTGACGGGGCTCGGGTCGATCAGCTTCGAGCGAAGGCGCGGGATCTGCGGGCTGCCGCGGACGCGGCCGAGGCGCCTGCGCCGAAGCCGAAGCGGCGGTGGTTTTGATGGCCGAGATCCTCGACCGTTTCCCGGCGAGCAATCCGCGTGGCAGCTGGCCGGCGGAGGAGTCTGCGGCCCGGCTGTCTGAGCAGGGAACTCCGTCGACCGTCGTCATGGACCTCGACTCCGACCAGTTCCTCGTCGTCCGCGAGGGCGACTCCTAGGCCGCTGCGGGCGGCGGGGATGACGTCCCCCACGGCCTCCGCCGCCCGCGGCTCCCAGTTCCCCGCACCACCCCACTGTTCCTGTGTCCCGGAAGGGCCGATGAATCATGTCTCCGCTTGTTCTGTCCGATGCCGACCTGGCCGCCTCCGAGCTGGGCCGTAAGCGGCGCGCCGGTGTGACTGTCGCCGACGTCAAGGCTGATGCGGTCGCTGACTTGTTCGCTGACTTCGCGACCGCTCGCGCTGATGGGCGTTCGGATCTTATGCAGCTGATCCGTGATCACGCCTACGCCATCGACCCCGCCCTGGTGGACGAGCTCGACGGCTTCGACTACCCGGCCGCCGCCTGACCGCCTGGTCCGCCGTGGCGCGGTACATCCCCCGGCCGCGCCACGGCCACAGCCCCGGCATCCAGCCGTGAGGGCGCCGGATCGAATCCGGCCCGGGGCGCGCATTACCCGCCGATCACCCAACCGAGAGGACCAGATCATGAGCGAGGCCACCACGACCGCGCCCGTCACCTACCACTGGATTGCCACCGTGCAGACCGAGCGTGGGCGGATCGAGACCAACGACGGTCCGGTCGACGCGATCCCGGGTGTCCACACGCACACCTCTACGTACCGGGCCGTCCTCGCCAACCTCACGGAGAAGTACGGGCCGGACTTCGGCCTCCTGTTTTTCGCCCTTGAGGCCGACCAGCTCTGAACCTTTACAGCCGACCTGCAGCGCCGCCGCTGACCGGCTGCCCGATCCGCCCGTCTCGCACGGGCCCGGACGGGGAACCAGCGACTTCCAACCCAACCCGAGGAGAACCGCATGTTCGGCAAGAACGAGACCGGCAAGCCCTGCCAGGCGTGCGGCAACGAGACCACGAAGGACGACCCGGCGGTGCGCCTGAAGGACAGCGGTACGCGCGTCCACAAGAGCCACACCACGAACCCGAAGTCCTGCCTGTTTGGCGAGCAGACCAAGCGCAGCTGACCGGCTGTCCGCGGTGCCTCGGCCAGCCGAGGCGCCAAGGAGAACTGGCGCAGCACCACCCCATCCCATCGTTCGAAGAGAGGCTGTCATGCGTCGTCACCCCATCCTCTGGTCGCTGCTCGCGGCCTATCTGCTGGTCGTGGGTCTGTGGCCTGCGGCTGCGATCCCGGTCGAGCTGGCTGCGACGGGCGCGTTCACCGTGCTGGCGAAGCCGGCCGTGCTGCTGCTCGTCGCGGTCGTCGCCCTGATCGTGTCGGCCCTCCGTCGTCCGGCCCACGTGCACGCCGGGAGGCACTGATGCCGGTCACGTTCCGCAAGAGCTTCCGGATCCTGCCCGGCGTCCGGTTGAACATCAACCGGCGCTCCTGGTCGATCACGTTGGGCGGAGGCAAGGGCCCCCGCTATACGCGGAGTTCGACGGGCCAGGACACCGTCTCGCAGAACTTGCCGGGCGGGTTCGGCTACCGCTCCACCCACCGCCGTCGCTGACCGCCACCCACCCCACTACGCCCACGGAATCCTGAAGGGACTGATCCACCGTGACCACCTCCGTCGAGAAGAAGGTCAACGGCACGTCCGTGGCCTCGCCCGAGCCGCGGTTCGACCCGTGCGCGCTGGCCGAGGCGGAGGCGATCCGTACCCGAGCCGACGCCGAAGCCGAAGCGCTGCGCGTCAAGGCCGAGGGTGAGGCTGACGCCGCGCGAACCCTGGCCGCCGAGCAGGCGGAGAAGGACCGCATCGCCAACGAGCGGGCCCGCATGCGCTTGCAGAAGGAGCAGGCCGACCACCAGGCGTACATCGCGAAGAAGGCCGCCGATGCCGCGAAGTCGAAGGCCGAGGAGGACAAGGCGCAGCAGGCTGCCTCCGAGAAGGAGGCCGCGGAGGCGAAGCGGGATGCGGAGCAGCAGCGCTCCGAGCGCTGGTGGAAGTGGGGTGCCCGCGGCATCTACGCGGTCGGCCTGATCATCGCCGCCCCGGTGCAGTTCATGCACTTCTGGGACCCGAAGCGGCCGTTCCTCGTCGCCGCCCCCGCCCTCCTCGAAGGCCTCGCCCTCGTTCTTGCGTTCGGCGCCGCGTGGGCGGTTGCTCACCGGCGGGATGTCGCCCCCTACCGGGTCGGCATCATGCTCGGCGCGGCGATCGCCGCCGGGATCAACATGTACGGCGGCCTGTCCGACGAGCGGATCGGCTTCAACGCCGGCCTGATCGGCGCCATCGCCTCCCTCGGTGGGCCGATCGTCCTGATGGCCTACGAGCATGGCATCGCCCAGAAAGCCGACGGGATCCCGTCCTTCCGTGAGCGCCGCGCGGCGGAGAAGAAGGCCGCCGCGGAGAAGAAGGCGCGCGAGAGCGCACGGGCCGAGAAGCAGGCCGCGGAGAAACAGGCCGCGGAGGAGAAGGCGGCCCGCGAGAAGGCCGCGGCGGAGGAGCAGGCGCGCAAGGATGCCGACCGCCAGGCGAAGCACCCCGACGTGTGGGAGGTCGCCGACGCGCTCCGTTCCGCCCGCGGTTCGCAGTACGTCACCGAGCAGATCTGGGCCGAGGCCTGGTTCCTCGTTACCGGCTGCAAGACGGTCGGTATCCGCCCCGAAATCGAAGCGCAGTCGCGCGCCGCGCAGGCCCACATGCGGACCGTCACCGACGCGCCCGTTTTGGGACCTCAGTCGCTGATCAGTTCCCAAATGGGTTCCCGCACGAAGCGCGACCCGAACGCCCCCGACGGACGCCGTAACAACGGCGGCACGCCGCCCGTTCGCCGGCCCGGCGACACCCAGCCCTACAGCCCGCTCGCGAAGAAGCAGGCGCGCATCGAGCAGACCACCGAGAAGAAGGACTGAGACCCCGCCATGGCTACCCCGCTGAGCGACGAGCGCACGCCGCTGGCCCTCGTCACCGACACCCCGGAGAAGGTCGACCCCGCCGCGTCGTGGGTTGTGGAGAAGCGCCCGCGCCCTGCGTGGATGATGTCCGGCATACAGCTGCGGCAGTGGGCTATGTACGCGAAGGACAATACCGTCGACGCGGTTGTCTTCCACGCCACCCACTCGCCGTACTACCTCGGCTGGTCGCTGCGCGGCTACCGGCGCCTGTGCCTGCGCTGGTGGGAGGCCCGGCACGACGACTACCGGCAGCAGATCGCCACCGCCAAGCTGATGCTGCGCCAGGCGAAGGAGCAGCCTCGCGGTGCCGCGCGCGCCGCGGACGAGTCGAAGGCCCGCGCCCTCCTGGAGGTCCGCCGAGCCGAGTTCAAGGCGCACAAGAAGCGGCACTGGATCCGCACCGGCATCAGCGGCCTGATCATCGTCGGCGGGTCCATGGCCGCCTTCACGCAGGGCAGCTGGTGGATGCAGGTGCTGCTCGCCCTCGCGGTCATCTTCACCGGCGTCTACTTCGGCCGACCCGACGCGCCGACCGTCGCCCCGATCCAGGCGCCGACCCGTACCTCGCACCTCGGGGAGGAGACCATGCGGCGCGTCCTCGTCGAGGCCGGCGTCGTACCTGAGAAGCGGGCGACGGAGATCCGTGGCGTGGGCCTGCCCCACACCGATGGGCCCGGCATCGCTTACGCGGTCGACCTACCCTCCGGCATCCCCGCCTCTGCGGCGCTCGGTAAGGAGACGCAGAAGAAGATCGCGTCCGCTCTCGCCGTGCACCTGGACTGGATCGACCTCGACGTCGACCGCAGTCCCGGCAGCAGCGAGTCCCGCCTCACGGTGTGGGTATCCAACGGCGACCCGTTCGCCGTCGTCCGCCGCTCCCCGCTCCTCGACCACAAGGGGCAGCTCAACACCTTCCGCGACGGCATCCCAGCCTCGTTCGGAAAGCGCGGCAACCCGATCATCCTGCGGATCCGCGACACCAGCATCCTCGTTGCGGGCGCCACCCGCCGCGGCAAGGGCATGTTCCTGGCGAACATCCTGATCGGCGTCATGAAGGACCCGTGGGTCAACGTCCGGATCTTCGACGGCAAGGGGACGGCAGAGCACAACCCCTACGCGCCGACCCTGGCCACGTTCGTGAAGCGCAACCCCGAGCGGCTCGCCATCATCACCCGCGCGATCGTCGCCGAACTCGACCGCCGCTCCGACCTCCTTGACGAGCACGGCTACGAGAAGATCGACGACGACAACTACGACGAGGTCATGGAACTCCTCGGCGGCCGGGAAGTCTTCATCTGCGACGAACTCGCCACCTACACACCCAAGGGCACTAGCCCCTACGACGAGGAGATCACAGAGAACCTGTCGCAGATCGCCGCCGTCGGCGCTGCGCTCGGAGTCCTTCTCATCAGCGTCACCCAGGTTCCCGAGGTCAGCGTCATCCGCGGCCGACTCCGCCAGAACCACATCGGCCGCGCCGCGATGAACACCGAGTCCGGCACCGCGTCCAACACCATCCTCGGCGACGGCATGACCGGGCAGGGATATGACGCATCCAAGATCCCGATCGACCAGCCGGGGCGATTCTGGCTGGCCACCCCCGAGACCGGCGTCATCGAAGGCCGCTCCTACCTGGTCACGCCCGATGACAAGAAGCGGGTCGCGGCTGAGGGTTACGAGATCCGCAAGGCCGCCAGCCGCCTGCCAGGCCAGTGGCGCGACCCGATCGAGGAGCACCTGCAGCAGGTGACCGGCGTGTCCTCCGCGGCCGGCGGCGAGGGAGGCAAGGGGCGCATCGTCCACTTCGACTTCCTTACCTGGCTGGAGGATCTGGCCCTGTCCACGGGGCGCGGCAACGTCACGAACCTGGAAGTGTTCACCAGCCTCGTCGACATGTCGCCGGAGTATGCGCGCCGTGACGGCGAAACGGACGAGGGCTGGACTGCCCGGGTCGGGAAGCTCGTCAGGGACTTGATCGCTGCGACGGGCGCCGAACTGCGGGTCAAGCGCGTGCCGGTGGACGACGGGAAGCGCTCGCAGGGCTACCTCCTCGACGACGTCACGAAGGCCCGCAAAAGCCGCAAGTAACCCCTGGCAGACCCCTGGCGGCGAGTGGATATCCCCAGGTCGCTGCCCTGACACACCCCTGACAGCCGCGGTCTCGAACAGTTCGGCGAGCCACACGCAGTCAGGGGTCTGTCAGGGGTCCCACCTGCAGGTATCCAGACTCCGCCAGGGGTCCGCCACCCCCAAAAGACTCAGGAAGGACTGGCCCGATGCTCACCCTGAAGATCCAGCAGATGACGGTCGACGGGCACCCCTACCTGTGCCCTGACTGTGCCTCGCAGGCCTTCACTCTCGACGGCAGCGGCTTCATCGACGCGTTCCCCGTCTGGGGCAACTGCTGGAACGGCCACAGGTGGGAAGAGCCCCTCATCACCCTCGGCACGCTGAAGGAAATCAAGGCTGCGAGCACCGGCCGCGAGCGCGCCGAGGACGACGACGCCTTCGCGATCGTCATCGGCGGCGCCGTCCTCGCAGGGATCCTCCACCCCGAACTCACCGCCGACGACCTGAAGACGGCAGGCGGCGCCGCCTGGAAGCGGATCATCAAGCCCGCTGTGCGTCGTCGGAAGCGCGCAGCCTTCCGTGCCGTCAAGCGGCCCGTCTCCAACGCGGTCGCCGCCGCGCAAGCCGCAGCCATCGGTGCCGCTTGGGTCCTCCAGGCCGGCGGCCACAGCCCCGACCCCGACTACAAGCCCGAGCCCATCAACCCGTGCGCTGCCTGCGGCGGGAAGGGCGGCCACAACATCGAATACCGCCTGCACAAAACCACCCGCGTCCGCTGCTCCGTGTGCTCCGGCACCGGCGAAATCGACTAGGAGACCCACCACCATGCCCACCCTGCCCGAGCCGAAGCCCACCGCCCCCGCGGCCGGGCAGGCCCACCTCAACGACCAAGCGCAGCAGCTCCTCGCCGCGATCGAGGACGCCATGCGCACCCCAACCAGCTTCCGCGACGACACACCGGTTCCGCACCACGGCACCGCCCCGCCCGTACCCCAACCCGGACGGCCGCCAATGAGCCAGGGCGCCGTCGACGCCAGCACGATGATGCTGTCCGGGGGAGTCGCGACCGTCCTCGTCGGCGGTGCCGCCTCGCTCGTGATGCTGGCGTCCGGACATGCCGACCCCACCGTGTGCGCCATCATCTTCGGTGCCCCCGCCGGGCTCGTCCTCGCCCTCAGCCGGCTCGTCAAGCGAGCCAAGGAATCCCAGCCCGACGAGCACCACCACCACTACAACGGCACCGTCTACCAGGACCAGCGCCACACCCACACCTCGACCCGCGGCGTGTGGGCGAAAACCAACAACCAGCAGTGAGAGGACACTCACCCCATGACCAACACCCCGAAGCCCGCCCGCAAGCACACGCCCCTGAAGGCCATCAACCCGAACAGCCAGGCCACAGCCCGCGCCGCGGGACGCGTCGGCGACATCCCCGGCAGGCGTCCTGTCAAGCCCATCACCTTCGACTCCGCGCTGTAGCGCACCGCAGACGCGAGGGTCCCTGCTGACTTGGGAGTAGCAGGGGCCTTCGTCGTTCCCGCCCGCATTGTCAGCGGTGGGGGCTACGATCCCGGCCACACCGAGAGTTCCGGGGGGAACCATGAGCCGCCGCACTGTCCTGATCATCCTGTCCGCTGCCGTCGCCGCACTCGTCATCGCCGGGGCCGTCGTGTGGCTGAACGCCAAGTCGTATGACGACACCGTTGCGGCCTGCAAGAAGGCTTTGGACTCGTCGTCGACCAAGACTCATCGACCCAGTGCCTGCGAGGGCGTGAAGCAGGATGACTACGACGCTCTCCTGGTGGGCTGGGCTTTGAAGCACGCGTTCGACGACATGCCGAAGTCGGACCAGGACATGCTCGACTACTACGACGACGGGTCGATCAACGGCAGCATCGGCTGACCAGGCGTAGCCAGGCCCCGCTCCGGAGTTCGGGCGGGGCCTTCGTCATGCGGCGGGCTACTGGCCGTCGTACTCGTACACGAGGGTGCCGTCGTCGTCGCGGCTGGGCTGACCGAGACCGTCGAGGCGCGGCCGGTAGAGCGCTTTGGGGAGCGGCCGGAGCGGGGTGGTGAGGTCGGCGATCGTGGGCGGCCCCGTGTCGACGGGGAGCACGATGCCGAGGGGCGGCTCACCGGTGGACCATGCCATGGTCCGGCCGTCGCCGGGGACGCCGATGAATCGGACGCGCGTGTGGTCGTTGTCGAGGTAGAGCGGCAGAAGGTCGCTGGGCTCGCTCATGTGGTCGGCTCCTCGCCCGGGCGCACCGGGCCCGCGCTGGCGTGGGGCGCCGACTTGACCTCGTGGCCGCAGGGAAGGTAGCGCGTGACTACCACCCTCTCGAACACGCTGGCCTCCGGGTCTTCCAGCCAGTATCGGAAACGCTCGAACTCGACGTTGCAGACGGGGCAGCGCCGCTGCTGCTCGGCGAGCTCGCGGGCGTACCCGTTCATCAGGTCACTCGCCTCGTCTACCGAGACGCCGAGGACAAGGAGCTTGTTGTACAGCTTCCAGGACGGGCGGCTCATGTCGAGGGCATCGCTCATGCGGTCTTCTCCTCGCTGCTCGCCGGGCGCTTCGAGCGGCCATCATCCACGGCCGGGGCCTTCGTCGTGCGGGCGGGGACGGCGCGCGCCATCCACCGGTTGTCGGTGAGGAGCTTCGGCAGCATCACCGGCACGAACCCGGCATCCACCAGCAGGGCGAGCCCTTCCGCGCACTCGTCCTGACTGTCCGCCTGCACACCGACTCGGATCGCCATATCGGCAGTGTGCCCGGGGTGGTGGGGGAGGCGGGGCGGTTTGCGGGAAGCGCTACTCGGTCTCGGCGGCCGGCTGCGTCTCGGTTGCTCCAGAAGCCCGTTCAGCGTCGACGCGGTCGGCGATCTTCCGCGCCCATTCCCTGCTGTAGGGCGTGTGCTTGGCGATCGTCATGAGGGGTACACCGGCTGACCGCGCGTCGGCGATCAGTTCTTCGAGGCTTGTCCTGGCCTTCTCGTGGGTGGCGGTTGCTCGGTCGAGTTTGCGTAGCCAGGCGGCTTCGGTGTGCGGGTCGGGGCGGGGCGTCATGTCCCAGATGGTCTCACGCGTGGGTGCCAAGTCGGTAGGCAGGTTGCTGCCAACTCGGTTGGCGCTGTCTTCGCGATTCGTCATGCCAACTATGTTGCACTCTCGGTGGTGGTCGTGTCATCATCGAAGTGCCAACAAAGTGGGCAGTAAGTCGCAGCAGGAACCGCAGGGGGACCCGTTGATCGCCTCGAACCGCAGCCGCCGCGCCACGCTGAAGGCCCGCAGCGTCGCGACCCGCGCCGCCGCCCGCATCGCCCGCAAGGGCGTGGCCACGCTCGCGAGTCACTGTCTGGCCGCCGGCCTGGCCCCCAAGGAGGCGCGCACCGTCGCCAGTAGCCTGCGAAAGAACGCCGCCAAGGCCGGCGTGACCGGCGTCGTCGGCACCGCCTACCGCAAAGGTCTGGCTCGCCAGTGCACCCGCTACACCCCGGCCGAGGTCGCCGCCATCGCCGTCATCTACCGACCCAGGCGGGCCGAGTTCAAGATCGTCGCCGCCCGCCTTGCTCTCGCCGCCTGACGCCGGGAAAGGAACCCCATGCTCAACCCGATGATCCGCCACGTACCCGGCACGCCCGTCCGCTACCACGGCAGCATCACCACCCTGCACGGCACCTACCAGGCCCACCCGTGCTGCTGCCTCCGCTGCGACGACCCGATCCTCGGCACTCCGCGGTTCCGGCTCGCCGACGCGGCTGGGAAGACCGTCGTGTGCTGCGTCCGCGCCCGCTCCATCACCCCCGCCGCCTGATCGAACGGAGAACCCATGCCCCGCATGATCGGCCGCCAGTGCCCCGACGGGCCTGGTGGACGCGACTGCCACTGCTGCGGCCAGCCGCCCGGCCAGCAGCGGAAGACCGCCCGCCGCCGGATGAAGCGCAGTGAGCGCAACGCCTGGAAGCGCGACACCCGCCGCACCTGACCGCCACCAGCAACCGCCAGACCCGAACCGAAAGAGCACCCCATGACCGATACCGCGAACTGGATCTGCCCGCAGCACCCCTTCGGGCACACGTGGCAGGCCGACTCCCTCAAGTGCACCCTGTGCGAGGCCCGGCGGACCGCAAGCGAAGCGATCGTGGCGCTCCTCGCTGGACTCCCCGGCTGGGACATCCCCCGAGCCGAACGCCTCATCTCCGCCCACCAGGCCGAAGCGGCACCCCCTGCCGACGACACGATTCCCCTCACCGTCCACTGGGACCGGATCGTCATGCACCCCGGCGAGACCGATGACGACACGATCGTCGGCTGCCTTACCGAGGACGGACGGCCCGCCGCCCTCGTCCTCGACGACGAGCACCGCGAAGCCCTCGGCCTCATGCTCGTGGACCCGGACGGCAACTGATGCCTCTCATCGACGACATCGAGTTCTACGGCCGTGCCGTCGCCGCAGGCGAACTCGACCGGGCTCGGGCTGCCGAACTGTTGGCCCGGGACAGCGGCAGTTTCTTCACCGTGCCGTGCGCGGCCAGCTGGATCGACGGCTGGGAAGGCGTCCGCGCCCGCTTGGACCGAATCCACTCCGACGTGTTCCACACGCTGAAAGCCATCGAGAACGGGCGGCCGGTCCGCTACCGGGCACTCCCGCCGAAGCTCCCCGCCTGGGAGGAAAGCCCGCACGAAGCCGCCCGCTACGACCGCCACCACTTCGAACGAGACGAGGACTGAACATGGCCAGCATCACCACGAAGGTGCGGCAGCACCTCATCTCCCTGCGCCTGCAGGGTGCACCCGATGTCGAGAATCGCCACGGGCCCGGCGTACTTCGCCCGACCGAGGTCCGGGTCACCTACTGGTACGACGGCGACGAGGCGACAACCCCCGACGCCACGGTGCGGCTCTTCGGCTTGTGGGTGAGCGAGGGCGGCGAAGGGACCGACCACGTAATGGATCAGTCCTACACGGGTCCGCAACGGAACTGGCCCGAGTGGCTCGTCGAGATCGTCCGAGTCAACCAGCCCAAGACGCGCCGATGACCGCCCTGCCCACCCCGTCGCTGGCTGAGGAGTTCCCGATCCGGCAGGTCCGGTTCGTCAACGGCCGCACTTATCACCGCACCCGCCGGCCCGACGACGAACGCTGGTGGGACCTCCTCGAAGCCGCCTGCGGAAAGCAGGGCTACCTCGCCCGCGGCTACCCGAACGGCGCCATCCGCGAATGCCCCGGCTGCGTGCGGGCCGTCGAAGCCGACACCGCATGACCGACACCGCATGACCGGCACCAACCCGATGGGCTGCCGCTGGTGCGGCATCGACCAGCGGCCCCACGCCATCCAGTACGGCGCCAACGGCCCCCACACCTGGCAGCAGCCCACCCAGCAGCAAATCAAAGGCCGCATGCTCGCCCGGCGAGCAGAAAGGAAACCATGACCACCTGGCCGTTCGGCACCGACGCCGACGAACACGACCCGCAGGCCACGCCCGAGTGCGGCCAGCACGGCCCGATGGAGCAGCGCCAGCCTGAGACGCCCGAACAGCGCTGGTGCGGTACCTGGTACCAGTGCACGTCTTTTCGGTGCGGCTCGGCGGCCCTGCTTCCTTCGCTCGAACTGCGAGCACAGCTCGCCGCCCAACGGGCAGCTTCATCGAAGGCCGCAGCATGACCGACCGCCGCCTCATGTCCGCCCGCCGCGCCCAAGAGATTATCGAGGGCGCCGAGTTGGTCAAAGCCCCCGACTGGCGGGACACCCGCAACTGGCATGTCGTGGCCGCCGACGGCACAGTCCTGGTCGTCGTCGCACCCTCCTACGGCGGCACGTCCCGCACGGGCCGCAACGGGTGGAAGTACTTCCTGGCCGCGATGGGTCCCTCCGGCAACCGCGACCCAGAACCCACCCGTCAGCAAGCCGCTGCCCGCGGACTCGCCGCATGGAAGCGATGGGTTACCACCGCAGCCCGCCGATGAGCCGCACCGTGCAGGGCCCGCCGCCAGCCCGGGGCGGGCCTGCGGCGTGCGTGCGGCGCTAGCTGGGGTCGCGCCGCCACGGCCGACTGGACTCGCTTGGCCGCCGCCCGCCACCAAACTGGCGCCGTGCGGCAGTCGTCACCATCACCCCGATCAAGACCACCCCAGACAGGGCCGCAAGGACGGTCCAGCCCTGCGCAATGCTGACGAGAAGCAAGACGAAAGCCGCGACGAATACGCCAGCGTCCACGGCTCCGGGCTTATGTGCGGGTGCGTCACTCATGGCGGCGAGTGTGACGTGTGCCGAGCGTGTCCGGAATGGGTGTTGATGAGTTCGTTACGTCATCTGCCGTCGCGGTCGCTGACCATCAGCGCCCCTTGCGTGCCGCGCGGCGGCGCCCGGCCGCGGCCATCTTCGCCATGCGCTTGGCCCCGTACTTCTTGCGTCCAGCAGCTGCTGCGACGGCGTTGGGATCTCTGGCGCCTGATCTGCGGGCCGAGGCGGCGACGGCTTTGAACCGCTTGCCCGAGCCGAGCTTCGGGGTCTTCTTCTTCGCTGCCATGCCTTCCATGGTGCGCCCGCGTCAGCGGTTGCGGTAGGGGAGTTAGCGACCAATGCGCGCCCGTGTCCTACGATTCAAAGGTGAAGGTGATGTAATTCTGGCGATTCAACGGCAGCGAGGAGCTGGGGTATGGCTGGCGGACCCAACCCATACAAGAGGAAAAACCCGGCCGAGCACGCCGAGAAGGCGGCCATCGTCTTCCAACTCAAGCTTGACGGGCACTCCTTCCGCGCCATCGAAGCGATCACCGCCGCACCCAACGGGCCCACCAATGGTGTCCGCATCCCCTGGACCACCGCCCGCGACCTCCTGCGCGAGGAGTTGGCACGCCGCGTCGACCCGAAGATCGACGCCTACCGGACCCTCCACCTCGCCCGCCTCGAAGCCGAACTCGTCCGCCTCAGCGAGCTTGAGGCCCGAGCCAAACAGGTACTCGACCGGCACCACATCACCGTCAACAACGGCCGCGTCATCAGCATCGACGGCGAACCCCTCCAGGACGACGGCCCCGTTCTCGCCGCCATCGACCGCCTCATCAAGATCGAAGACGCGCGGCGAAAGAACAACGAATCCCAGCGCAAACTCCTCGGGCTCGACGCCCCCACCAAAGTCGACGCCCAAGTCACCGAAGTCACCCAGCAGGACATCGAACTGCAGGAGATGCTCCGCGAAGCCAAAGCCAAGGTGCAGATCGAAGAGCAGCGCATCATCGACGGCGGTAACTCGTGACCCGCAGCACCTACTTCATCGAATCCCTCGTCCCGTCCTGGCTGATGCACGACGGCGGCTACCGAGCCGCCCTCACCCAACACCTCCGCGACCGGCTCACCCTCCAGGGCTACGACATCGTCGCCCCCATCCGCATCCGCCCCGAGGCCGGGCAAGTCCCGCCGCCCGTCGGCATGCTGATGCTGCGCGTCGAAACGGAAGTCGAAGAGTTCGACATCGAGGTCGGCGAGGACTGACGTGGCGACCGCGACCCGCACCCGCGGCTACCTCGAAGGCATGGACGCCGAGACGTTCGATCTCACCACCTACCTCGCCCAGTTCGACTCGGTACTGCTGACCCATGAGGACGACGAAGTGCGCGCGGAAGCGCGCCGCACTTACTCACGCCTGGATCCCGTCTTCTTCGCCGCCACCTACCTGCGCCACCATCTCCGCGACAGCGAAGGGCAGATCACGTTCGGGGATGCGCACCTCGACTGGTGCCGCGCCGCACGGGCCTGGATCCGTCCGGTCACCGCGCCGGCGCAGCAGCGGGATGCTTATATCGCTCCGAGGAGCATGGGCAAGTCGACTTGGTGGTTCATGATCCTGCCGCTGTGGGCCGCCGCTCACGGGCACGTCAAATTTGCTGCCGCCTTCGCGAGTTCGGCAAGCCAGGCGGAAACCCACCTAGCCTCGTTCAAGGCTGAAATCGATCGAAATAGGCTGCTGCGCCGCGACTTCCCCAGCCTATGTACGCCGGCTAAGCGGCCGTCCGGGGCGAACGTTGCGGACACGCAGGCGATGTACATCGCCGAGTCCGGGTTCGCGTTCGCTGCGCGGGGTGTCGATTCCAGTAACCTCGGTATGAAGATCGGGGAGCGCCGTCCAGACCTCCTACTGGCGGACGATGTGGAGCCGGATGAAAGTAGCTATTCGGCTGATCTTGCCCGAAAGCGGCTCACCACGCTCCTCGATGCGATCCTGCCGTTGAACATTTACGCACGGGTCGTGATCTCCGGAACCGTGACCATGACTGGATCTGTAATTCACCAGTTGGTGAAGCATGCTCGTGGCGTTGAGACGGCCGACTGGATTCGCGACGAGGGGATCCGCGCGCACTACACGCCGCCGATCGTGAAGCGCGCCGACGGCACGGAGCGCAGTGTGTGGCCGGCGAAGTGGCCCATCGAATATCTGCGATCTATAGAGGGGACCAGGAGCTATGCCAAAAACATGGCCAACGATCCGCTCGGCGCGGACGGTGATCTGTGGACGCCGGACGACTTCCGCTACCCGGGCGACGAAGGTGTGGACCCGGTTACGCACATGATGCTGTCGATCGACCCCGCGGTCACCGCGAAGCGGTCCAGCGACTTCACGGGTTTGGGGGTGGTGTCGTGGTCGGCCCGGCATCAGCGGTGCACCGTGCATGTCGCGACCGCAGTGAAGGTGCAGCCGGGGCCGCTGCTGCGGGACAAGGTGCTCGCGCTGCTCGATGAGTTCCCGCAGATCGGGCTGATCCTGGTCGAGGTGAATCAGGGTCAGGACACGTGGCAGGCGATCTTCCATGGGATGCCGGTGAAGGTGAAGACGGTCAGTCAGACGGAGCCCAAGTTCACGCGCGCTGAGGGGGTGCTGAATCACTATCAGCGGGGCCGGGTGATCCATGCGCGCAGGCTGCGGGAGTTGGAAGAGCAGATGTGCGCCTTCCCGAAGGCGCCGCACGACGACCTCGTCGACTGTGTCGGGTCGGCTATCCGGCGTTTCATCCCGAACAAGCCGAGGAAGGTTACGCAGGCAAGCGCCGGGAGTTACCTTTGATTCCAAGGTGAAGGGTTATCATCACCCTAATGAAGGGTGGTGGTTGTGAGTATCGATGACCTGATGTGCGGCATCGAGGAGCTCGCCGAGGCGCGCCCCGACTACGACACCGCCGCCATGTACTACGACGGCACCGCCCCCGAGATCTTCGCCAGCAGCAAGATCCGTGCCGCCCTGCGCGCCCACAACATCGACTTCGAGCTCAACTTCGCGAAGACCCCCGTCAACGCGGTCGTCGACCGCCTCGAGGTCGCCGCGATCTCCAGTAGTGACGAGAAGATCACCGCGCTCATCTCCCGCATGTGGGACGACAATCAGCTCGACCTGGAGTTCCGCAACCTGCACCGCCGCACGTGCGAGTTCGGTGATGCCTATTTCATCTGCCTGCCCGTTGAGGACGACAACGGCACCGTCGTGCGGGTCGACATGTTCTACAACTCGCCGCAGACGGTGCGGGTCATCTACTCGCAGGAGAACCCGCGCCTCAAACAGTTCGCGATCAAGAAGTGGGCTGACGGTCGCTACCTGCGGGCCGAGCTGTACTACGCGGACCGCATCGAACGCTGGACGACGAAGGTCGACACCACCGGCGGACAGCAGACGGACTGGGAAGAGTGGCTGGCCGAACCCGAACCGGACGGCGACGGCACCGTAGGCGAACCCGACCCCGACTCGTGGTACATCGCCCACGACTACGGCGAGATCCCCGTCTTCCACTACCGCAACGACCACCCCTACGGGCAGCCCGAACACTACGGTGCCTACGGCCCACAGAACGCCATCAACAAACTCCAGGCCACCCACATGGGCACGGTCGACTACCAGGGCTTCCCGCAGCGCTACGCCCTCACCGAAGCCGCCACCACCGACACCTCCGACCTGGAGCCCGGCGACTGGGACGACGCCGACTTCCCCGAGGACACCACCGGCCGCGGCCCCTCCGACACCGGCGACGACTCCTCCCTCAAAGCCGGGCCCGGCGAAGTGCTGCTGCTGCGCGGCTTCAAGAACGTCGGCCAGTTCGACGCGGCCAAGCCGGAGATCTTCCTCAACCCACTCATGTTCAACGTGCGGGCGATGGCGCAGATCACCGTCACCCCCCTGCACCTGTTCGACCCGCAAGGCGACCAGCCGTCCGGCGAGTCGGTGCGCGCCAAGGAAGCCCCGTTCATCCGCAAGGTGCGTGACCGGCAGCTGTTCATCGGCGCCACCCACCGCGAAATGATCGTGTTCTGTCTGCGCCAGTTCGGCATTCCGAACCCGGTTGTTGACGTGCGCTGGGCGGCCGCCGCCACCATCGACGACAAGGACGGCTGGCTCACCGTCGGCGAAAAGATCCGCAACGGTGTGCCGCGCAAGCAGGCATTGATGGAGGCCGGCTACCGGGCCGAGCAGGTCGACGAATGGCTGGAGGGTGTGGACGACGCCGAGCTCACCCGCCGCGTCGACATCCTCGCAACTGTCGCCGACTCCGCCCAGAAGCTTGGCGCCGCTGCCACGCTCGGCGTCATCGACAACGCCCAAGCGCATGCCCTCCTCAACGGCGCCCTGTCGGACATCGAACTGCTGGCCGGGGTGGAGGCGAGGACATGATGGCCCGCCGTGCAGCCAACGACGAACTGGCCGAGCTGGTGCAGGGCGAGCAGACCGACGCCGTGCGGGTTCTCGAAGACCGCATCGCCGTCCGCGCCGTAGGTACCCTCGATGACCGGTTCACGATCCTGTCGCAGAGATCTCTCACTGCCTGGGTCACTGCATTCGGTGGCGTGGCTGCCGAGGCAAGCGATCCCGGCGCATTGCGGCGGATTCTGGCGAGCATTCGGGCGGCGATCCGACGCCTCCTCACGCCGCTCGGGAGGCGCGCCGAGCAGGTCCTCACCGAAGCGCTCGCCGAAGCGGTCATGCTGGGCGCACAGCAGCACGCCGCCTTCGTCTCGGAAGCTACCGGGCGCCGCAACCGGCCAGTCACCAGCCGCGTCTCCGGGGCGCTGCGCGCCAGAGCCGCCGCCATCACTCAAGCCGTCACCGACAGACGCGACCGGGCCCTCGCCGCACTCCGCCCCAACCGGACCCGCCGCTGGAGCGAAGTACAGACCGGCATCGGCGTGGCTCGCAGCGCCATCCCGGCCGTCCGCACCCACATCACCACCACCGTGAACGAGGCCGTCAACGAAGCGGCCGAGACAGCCATCAAGCATGCGGGCGAGAAGAAGGTGTGGATCGCCGAACGCGATGCCTGCGTCAACTGTGCTGCCTATGCGGGCCTGACCGTCGCCGCCGAGGCGAAGTTCCCAGCCGGCCTGTCCTGGGACCCGAACCAGCGGGGCCGCGGCGAGGCGTTGGCCGCTCCGCCGAAACATCCGAGCTGCCGATGCCGTGTCACTGCCTGGCAGGACGCCTGGAAACAGGACGGCGTGATCTCGTTCCCGGATTCGCTGCGCCGTGAGGCCCGCCGCTCCATCGCCCGCGGCTGGAGTCTGCCCACCGAATCCGGCGCCGCCCGCATCCGGGCGGCCCGTGAACTCCTGCGCACCGGCGCAGGTCTACCGAAGAGCGTCGAGGAGTTCGCCGCTCAAGCCGTCCGGGCCGGCCGCTTTGCCGACCGCACCTTCCCGACCGGCCCGTGATGGGCAACCCGCAACCCCGCGATGGGAGCACCATGAACACTTTTCCCCGCCGCACGGTGGCCCGTGCCGTCCGCGGCATCAGCCTGCCGCCGCGCACCATCGTCGGCTACGTCGCAGGCCGCCCCGTCTACAACATCGCAGGCGGCGCCGAAGGCGACGAGCAGGACACCGATGTCGACATGGGCGACGAGTCCGGCACCGAGGACCCTGACCGCGACGAGCCCGAGGCAGAACCCGGAGCCGAGCCGGACGAGGAGCCCAAGCCGAAACCGCCCGCGAAGAAGGCCGCCCCCAAGCCGGGCGACGACGACTACGTCGCCCCATCACGCACGGAGTGGGAGCGGACGCAGGCCGCCCTCAAGAAGGCCAACGACGACGCGAAGCGGCACCGGCTGCGCAACAAGGAGTTGGAAGAGAAGACCCGCGCCGACGAGACCGAGCACGAGAAGGCGCTGCGCCTGGCCCGCGAGGAGGGTGAGAAGAAGTTCCGTGCCCCGCTCGTGCGCACCGCGGCCCGCTCTGCGCTCGTTGAGGCCGGGGCGCTGGCGTTCCTGTCGGAGGAGAAGGAGCCCAACTCGCGCGAGGCCAGGGAGAAGGGCGAGTCGCGGCTGAGCCGGCTGATGAAGCTCCTCGACACCGACGTTCTCGACGTGGATGAGGACGGGGCCGTGTCTGGGTTGGAGGCTGCGGTCGACGATCTGCGTGCCGACTACCCGGAGTTGTTCGCCGCGCCGAGGTCGAAGCCGAAGGCGCGGCCGACGGGTGCGCCCCGTCCGGCGGCACCGGAGAAGCCGAAGTCGGCGGCGGAACAGCATGCGGCCCGTGTCCTGGGCCGCGCTTGACATTCCAAGGTATATTCGTCGTGCGATGAATTGATTCGGTGATCGGATCAGGCCACCGCCCTTGTATGCGAAGGCGCCCGTGATGGGGCCAGAGCCCACCAGCTACCCCCATCACGCCGCCCGCAGGAGGGCTCAATGGCTCGCAACACCATGGAGGCCTGGATCCCGGAAGAGTACGACTCCGCGGTCATCCAGCGAATCACCCAGACGTCCGTCATCGAGGCCCTCGCCAACCGCCTCCCCATGACGTCCGACACCCGCCACGCCCCCCGCTCCGCAGGCATGGGCGTCGAGGTCATCGACAAGGGCGGCGCCTACGGCGAGGACACCAGCCTCAACGACGACGTCGTCCTCACCGCCAAGAAGTTCGGCAAGGTCGTCCGCATCGCCGAGGAGGACATCAATGATGCCCTCCCCAACACGCTCGCCGTGAAGATGAAGGACTGGGGTATCTCCTACGCGAAGATCCTCGACAACGCCTGCCTCGGCGTCACCGCGGCCCCCGGCGCCGGTGTCCCCTTCCAGTCGCTGTACAGCCTGCTCAACACCACGGACGCCACCCTCGGCTACACCGGCGGCGACAACATCACCACCGCGGCCTCCTCCGGCGCAACCTACGACGACTACTCCACCGCCATCGGCGACGTCGAGGCGGGCGACTACTACGACCCGGCCACGATGATCTCCATCGCGCACCCGTCGTTCAAGAAGTCCATGCGCGGCATCAAGGACAGCCAGCAGCGCCCGATCTTCATCGAGGGCCTCGCCGGAACTCCCGACACAATCTTCAGTGTGCCGATCCACTGGTCGCTCGGCGCCCGCCAGCACGCTACCGCCACCGCCGCCCCGACCGGACGGCCCCTCATGGCGTTCGTCTCCACCGACCTCATGCTCCTCGGCATCCGCTCCGGCCCCGAGAGCGTGTTCATCGACGGACGCGACGGCACCTCCGCCCTCACCGACGAGTCGCTGCTGAAGATGCGTGCCCGCCGCGGCTGGGCCTACGGCCACCCGGCCGGCGCGTCCATCCTCGTCGGCTGACCCTCACTTCCCCACCCCTGCACCGCCCTTGTGGCTGGGCGGTGCAGGCCTACCGGAAGGAGGAAGCCATGGCAGCAGCGAAGAAGACGGCAGCCAGCGTCCGCGCCAAGCAGTTCCCGGCGCAGGAAGGCGAGCCGGAGACTGAGGTCGACGAGCGGTCTGCGGACGGCGCCGAAGGCCTGCGGTACGTCAAGGAGTTCGTCGTCCTCAAAACGTCGTGGCCTGCCCGCGACGAGGACGAGGCGCACAAGGCGAACGGGGCGGCCGTCTGCAACGAGGCTATCCAGCGCGGCCTCCACCCGCGTGGCGACGTCTCGTTCGACGGCGCCGAGGATCACCCCGACGGGTACTCCGTGACCCTCACCTACAGCGTGCGGACGGTCCCGTCGTCTGTCGATGACACCCCGCAGGACACCACCACCCCGCGGGACGTCATCGAGGGCACGGAGTAGCGCCATGGTCGACGCTTGGGCCACGCCGCAGCAGGTCATCGACATCACCGGTGTCACGGTGACCGATGCCGAGCTGTCTCGGGCGCAGTCCAGCGTCGAGGTGTTCTGCAACCGGATCTACACCGACACCCCGCGCATGCGGCTGCGGGACCTGTACTGGCTCGCCCGTGCCGTCGCTTACCAGGCGGCGTGGGAGAAGGGGCAGTTCGACCTCAACACCCGACTGGACGCTAACCAGGTCCAGCAGGACGGCATCGTCGCCAACCTTGCCGAGAAGGCGATGACGTTGGGCCCGAGGGCGAAGGGTGCGCTGCAGCGCTGCTCCTGGATGCGGTCACGCACCATCCACCTGCGGACCCCGTTGGAGAGTGCAGGCCGCTACGCCAACGCACTCGCTGACGCATCCGACGACCAGCAGCAGTGGATGCCGATGGGCGGCCGCGGATGAACGTGGCCACCACCACCGTCAGCATTCTCGGCGGCACCAGCGAGGACGAGTTCGGGGACGAGACCGACGGCAACACCGTCCTCGCCTCCCGCATCCCGGCCTCGCTAGTCGAGTCCACACGCACCGCATCCGAGCCGGTCTCCGGCATCAAACGAATCGTCCGCACCCACATCTGCCGCCTGCCCCCGGACACCGCGGTCGATGAGAACAAGCGGATCAAGGACGAGGTGACGCAGGAGATCTACATCGTCGTCTCCGTCACGAAGAACTCCAACCCCGTCCTCGCGCAGCCCCTGCGCGCGGACCTGAAACGCACAGGACGAGCCGCCTGAGGCTCCGACATAGCAACACCGCCCCGCCCGGCACCCGCGGCCCGTAAACGGCCAGCCAGGCAGGCACCGACAGCCATCCGTAGAGGAGGTGCAGGAGAGATGAGCGCTGCGTTCACGCTCACGGTCAACACCGCATGGCCGGAAGAGGTCGACCATGCATCCTCCCGCTTCCTCGAATCGGTGGCACTGGGCATCGAGACGGACGCCAAGCGGCTGGCCGCCGTCGACACCGGACTGATGCGATCGCGTATCTACCGTGAGGTCAACGATCTGACCGCCCGCATTGGAGTTCGGGACGTCGAATACTGGATGACCGTCGAGTTCGGGTCCGGCCCGCACGTCATCACCCCCGTCAACAGGAAAGCCCTGTACTGGCCCGGCGCTAGGCACCCTGTTGCTCGCGTCAACCACCCGGGCACCCCCGTGCAGCCGTTCCTCCGGCCCGCACTCATGCGCAGGCGGGAGGCACTCTGATGGCCGCCACCCCGCGTGCGAACTCCGAACTCGTTGCCGTGGCCTGGCTGCAGGGCGCTGCTGGCATGGAGGCCGGCCAGGTCGCGACCACCCTTCCATCGGACCAGGCCGCGTGGGAGGCGAACGGGTTCGTGCAGGTGCCCATGATTGTGGGCGGAACCCCGCAGCTGCACTACGCGCTGCGCGAGCCCGTCGTGCAGGTCGACGCATGGGCAGTCAACCGGAACTCGGGCAAGCCGCCGTGGGGTAAGGCCGCAAGCCTCATGGAGCTGATCGTCGCGGCGACCTACGACACGGCGCGCATGCAGCGAACTCTCATCCTGCCGTCCGGCTACCCCCAGGCCCGCGTCATGACCGCCCACTTCATAACCGAGCCGCGCCGGATCCCGGCCGATGACGCCTCGTGCGCCCGCTATTCGGCCGATCTCGCCTTGCATTGGATCACCCTCTAGGAGCGCCATGCCGATCGTCCGCACCACCATCCAGCCCCATCTCGAGGTCGAGGTCTCCGACGCGGAGTACACCGACCTGAAGCGACAGGGCCTCCTCATCGAGGACGCCCCGGCCGCTGCTCCTGCCGCCGCACCGGCCAAGACCACCGCCGCAGCGAAGAGCAAGGAGTAGGACATGGCGGTCACCACCACAAACCTGATCATGGGACCGGCCGACCTGTACATCGGGGCGTTCGGTGCCACGGAGCCCCTCGACACCGCGGTCAACACGACCCCCGCCGCGTCCTCCTGGACCGATCTGGGTGGCACGCAGGACGGCGTCAAGCTCACCGTCGACCAGACGTACACGCCGCTGGAGGTCGACCAGATCGTCGACGAGCCCGGCGCCCGCCTCACCAAGCGCATGTTCACCATCGAAACGAACCTCGCCGAGGCCACCCTCGAGAACCTCAAGTACCTGCTCAACGACGGCACCGCCGCCTCGGGGGCCGGCTTCAAGAGCTTCGAGCCGATCTACGCCTCGTCCGCGACACAGCCCACCTACCGGGCCGTCATCCTCGACGGCTACGCCCCCAACCAGCTACGACGCCGCTTCATCATCCGCCGCTGCCTGTCCAACGACAAGGTCGAATCGACCTACAAGAAGGACGGCCAGACCCTGTTCACCGTCAAGTGGCAGGGCTTCTACGTCAGCTCCGTCATCGCCCCGTTCAAACTCGTCGACGCCACCAGCTAGGAACCCGCATGCCCAAAGCACCCACAACACGTCCCGCCCACCCGCACGAGGACGAGGAGATCTTCGAGATCACCACATCCGAACCGGCGGAGCAGGCCGAAGAACGCCGCACCCTCTTCACGATCGACGGGGAAAAGATCACCGTCCCCAAGGTCATCGACGAGCGGCTCGTGTTCCTCGCCATGAACTACATGCGTACCGAGGGTGCCTGGTTCGGAACCATGTACCTCACCGAACTCATCCTCGGCACGCCCCAGTTCAAGAAGATCGTCAGCCTGCTGGAGCAGCGCCGCATCAACCAGGACCAGTTCGACAGGATCAGCAGCCGGGTGAACGACCTGTTCTTCCAGCGAACCAAAGTCGACGACGTACAGGGGGAGCAGGGAAAAGCTTCACCCGATTCACCCGGCAACTAGCAGACCACGCTTGGATCGTCGACTACTACGACGACCTGGACGCGGACTTCCTCGCCATCTACGGCATCGACCTCGACCGCACCGTGGTCGGAGCCAAGCGATTCCTTGCCCGAGCGACCCGACTCCCCGCCTACCAGAGCGTCCTCGCCGCACGCCTGGCCGCCGAACAACAAGAAGACCAACCCGCACCCCCGCACGACGGGCAAACAGACGTGCCCGTCGACGCAATGAACCTGATGATGCCCGGCCTGATCGAACGCGCGGAGGTGTAACCCGATGTCCTTCCTCGTCGCGTCCGGTCACGTCCAAGTCGACGCCAGAACCCGCGACGCCAAAGACGAGATCCAAGACCTCATCCGAACCATGGGCGGCCTCAGCCCCGCCGCGCAGGCCGCCGCAAACTCGCTGAAAGACCTGGGCAAGCGGGCGTCACTCGCCGGCCAGTCCCTGGGGAGGCTGGGAGAGCGAGCCGAGGACGCCGAACGGGCCCTGGCCGGATTGCGCGCGGTCGCGGGCGATATCCGCGTCAAGGCCGAACTCGACGACGACACCAGCGCCGGGGTGGCTACCGTCAAGGCTGCCATCGCCGACCTGAAGGCGCAGAGCCCGGTCCGCCTCGAGGTCAATTTCGACGGGGACGCCACGCAGATCACTGCTACAGCGCAGGCCATGCGGGATCTGCGTAACGATGCCCGTGACGCAGGCCAGTCCCTGACTACCCTCGCCATCCGCTCGGCCGCCGCCGCCCTGGCACTCCAGGAATTGGAGAACGCGGCGCAGGGCGCGTCGCGTGCGCTGCGTACCCTGCGGGGGCGGGCAGCGGCCACCGCGGCCGCCATGAGCGATCTCCGGGACACGACGGCGCGCGCCTCGACTGCTCTGCGGACCATCGCCAACCGGGCCGAGAGCACCGACGGCCGGCTCAACACACTCGCCGCCCGCAGTCGGGCACTGCGCGGCGATATGGACGAACTCGACGGGGTGCTGCGTCGTGTCGGCGGCAGTATGGGCGCCTTGCGTCCCCGCCTCGGCGGCCTCGGATCCTCCAGCGGGGACGCATCCGGCGGTATGCGGAAGCTGATGCTCGCCGCGAGCGGCCTGTCCACCGCACTCATCCCGGTCGCCGCGGCGACCGTCCCCATCGCAGCCGGCACCGTTGCAGCCGCAGCCGGGGTCGCCACGTTCGGGCTGGCGATCGGCCAGCAAGTCGCGGAGATGACGAAGGCCAGCGGTGCAGCCAAGAAATACCAGGACGCGGTCCGCGAGCACGGCCGCGGCTCGGAAGAAGCAGCCAAGGCGGCCCGTCAGACACAGCTGGCGCTAGCGGAGATGCCCGCTCCCACACAGCAGGCCGCAGCAGCCCTGAGCGTCCTCAAAGACGAATACGAGGACTGGTCCGACGCCCTGTCTGCGGACACCATGCCGGTCGTCACCAAGTCACTCGGCCTGTTCCAGGCGATGCTGCCGCGGCTGACACCCGTTGTCCGGAGCACCTCGGCGCAGCTTGAGAACATGCTGAACGTCCTCGCCGGCGGTATGCAGACTGCGGGCTTCGAGCGGTTCATGGACAAGCTGGCGGGGTGGTCAGGGGGGGCGCTCGCGCGGGCCACGTTGGGCATGGTGAAGTTCTCGCAGGCGTTGGACACGGGTGCGATCGGCTCGGACCTGGACCGGTTCATGGACTACGTCCGCGAGAACGGGCCGCTGGTCGCGGACGCGCTGGGCAATCTAGCGAAGGCCGCGGTACACCTGGTGGTTGCTGCGTCCGACATGGGTGTCAGTGTCCTCGGTGTCGTGAGTGCGTTCGCCAAGCTCGTCACCGCGATTCCGACGAGCACCCTGTCGACGATGTTGCAGCTCTATGCCGCTCTCAAGCTGGTCAGCGTTGGTGTGGGCATGGTGTCGGCCGCTGCGTCGTCTGGTGCGGTGGCGCGTCTGGGCGCCTACTTCGCGGTGATGCGCGCCGCTGGCGTGGGCCCGACGCTGCGGGCGACCGCGGCGAGCATGACGGCTGTGCAGAAGGCCAGCATCGGGCTGGGTGTGCTGGCGATAGCCGCGATCGGCATCGACAAGTTGGCGGACAAGGCGCGGGGTGCGCCACCGGATGTGGACCGGCTTGCGACGAGTTTGAAGAACCTGTCGCAGACGGGGAAGTTCACAGGCGAGTTGCAGAAGACGTTCGGTGACCTCGACGGCTTGGTCGAGAAGGTCAAGAAGCTGCACACCGAGGCAGACAAGGCGAACAACACGGCGCTCGGGTTCCGTATCCCTGGCCTCGACGACACAGCCGACTGGATCGCCAGCAAGATCAACGACGTGTCGAAGGGCGGCGAGAGCCTCAACGCCCTGAAGGACGACTTCAAGAGCCTCGACGAGGCAATGTCCGGCATGGTGTCGTCCGGCTACGGCAAGCAGGCCGCGCAGGACTTCAACATGATGCGCGACGCCCTGAAGGCCGAGGGCCTCTCCATGAAGGAGATCAATGATCTCTTCCCGGAGTACCGTGCCTCGGTGGCCGCGCTCAAGGCGGAGCAGAAGCTTGCCGCGCAGGGCATGGGAATCTTCGGGCAGCAGGCCATGGAGACGAAGACGAAACTGGACGCCCAGAAGGCCTCGGCTGATGGCTTGCGGGCGAGCCTCCTGGCCCTGAACGACGTGAACCGGTCTGCGCATGACGCGCGGATCCAGTTCGAGGCGGGCATCGATGCCCTCACCGCATCGTTCAAGGAACATGGCGCGACCTTGAATGAGGACACCGCGGCCGGCCAGGCGAACGGTCTGGCTATGTCGCAGGCGGCTAAGGGTCACGACGAGATGCTCGCGACGAGCCTTGCCGCGGGCGAATCGCTGGAGTCGATGACCGGCAAGTCGGACAAGCTGCGCTCGACCATGATGCGTCTGGCGACGGAGGCTTTCGGCGGGAACAAGAAGGCGGCGGAGGAGTACGTCAACAAGCTCCTTGGTATCCCGTCCGAGGTCAAGACGATGATCAAGGCGGAGCGGGCGGAGGCTATCGCTGGCCTTGAGGCGGTGCGAGCGGCGATCCAGAAGACGCCGGGGGCGAAGACAGTCAAGGTCGACACCCTGAACGCTGCCGCCATCAAGGCGCTGGAAGCGGTCGGGTACAAGACCAGGACCCTGCCGGACGGCCGCACCGAGGTGTTCACGAAGAACGGCCAGGCCATCGGCAGCATCGGCGAGGTGAACAGGGCCCTGTCCAACCTGAACGGGAAGACGGCGAACACCTACGTCAACAGCTACTTCACGTCGATCTACCGGGTGAAGGGGACTGCGCCGGGCGACAAGGGGTACGGGGTCGTGGCTCCCGGACGCGCTTCAGGTGGTCCGATCGGGTTTGCTGCTGGCGGCACCCCGGGCGGCCGGATTGCTGGGCCTGGAACCAGCACGTCGGACAGCATTCCGGCGATGCTGTCGAATGGCGAGTGGGTGATCCGCGCGGCGGCCGTGGCGAAGTACGGCGACGCGTTCATGGCGGCAGTGAACGACGGCCGCTTCCGCCCGCCCGGCTTCGCGAAGGGCGGCAAGCTCACCGAGAAGCAGAAGGCCGCGATCAAAGCGGAGAGCGACGCCAAGAAGGGATTGGCCTCCGACTTCGGCATCAGCCACTTCGGCACGATGGCGGGCTACCAGCGGGACCCGTTCGAGAAAGCGCTGGGCGTGCCAGCCAGCGTCAGCGACCTTGTCTCCAACTTGAACAAGGTGAGCGGGCAGATCAAGGCGGCATCGCACGGCAAGACCGAGTCGACGCTGCTGAAGAAACTGGACTCCTCGGGTAAGGCGCTGATCGCGAACCAGAAGAAGCTTGAGGGCGTCAACAAGGCGCTCGAAGGGGCGAAGTCGAAGCTCGAGGATTTGAAGGGCAAGTTCGACTCGCTCAAGACCAGCGTCGCCTCCTCGCTGGTGTCCTTCGGCAACATCACGAAGATCGGCAAGTACGGGACGTCACCGGACACGCTGATAAAGCAGCTCACCTCGGACGCCGGACGCACCACCGAGTTCGCCAAGCAGCTTGAGCAGCTGAAAGCAAAGGGCCTCAACGCCCAGTCCATCAGCGAGATAGCACAGGCAGGGATCACGGGCGGCGGCATGGCCACAGCCCAGTCCCTCCTCAACGCCACCCCGGAGCAGATCGCGCAGATCAACGCCCTGGAGAAGCAGCTCCAGACGTCGGCCAACAAGGCGGGCACAGTCACCGCGGATGCCATGTACGGGGCTGGCATCAGGGCCGGCGAGGGCTTGGTGAAGGGGCTCACCGCCCAGCAGGACAAGATCGAAGCCACGATGATGGCCATCGCGAAGAGCATGGAAGCCGCCATCAAGAAAAGCCTTGGGATCCAGAGCCCGTCGAAGGTGATGGAACCGATCGGCGACTTCGCCTTCCAAGGAGTCGAGCAGGGCTGGGTCAAGCGGCTCGCCAAGGGAAACACCCTGCTGTCCGGGAACGCCGCAGCCCTGCGCATGCGCCCCGCCCTCATGGCGGGTTCCGGCGCGGCCACGACTACGGCAGGGCCGGGCGTCGTCGTCCACCTCAACCCCGTGTTCAACACGATGACCCTGCCGGCTCCGGCCGAACGCAAGGCGTTCGCCGTGGCGATGGCCAGGGATATCAACGACGCGTTGCTCGACTACCAGAAGCAGCGGAGGCGCTGATGCCGCAAGGCGACTGGGGAGATCTCAAGGTCGGCAGGCTGCTGCTGCGCGAGACCTTCAAGGAAGGCGAGTCGGCCGGTACATCGCGCACCCTCGACCTCGAGGGGCAGGAGTCGTCGCCGCCGCTCACCCGCACCGAGCTGGTGTGGCGGCACGACAACATCACCGCCCTCGAGTCCGGCTGCGTCCTGCCGTTGACCTTCACGGACAAGCCGGAACGCAACTGCTACGTCAACGTCGACTCCGTCAGCGCGGACTACACCGAGTACCGCACCGAAGTCGTCACCAGCGACTGGAAGCTCAGCCTCACCCGCCTCGGCTCGGACGCCGAGGTCGACCTGCAGAGCAGGCTCACCGGCGCCATCCGCGTCAACGACTTCTCCCTGACGGGGGAGCGCTGGCATGCCCCGCCGATCGGCCACTACGGCTACCAGACCGGCACCAGCAACCCGACGATGATGACCCGCACCGGCGCCGACGGCGCCATGACCGTCTACCGCAGCATCCCCACCGGGGCGTCACCGCGCTGGGGCTGCGCACCAAGCAGCTACCTCAACGGCCGCGTGCGGCTTACCTCGAACGGAACGGAGCTGTGCGGCGTCGACCAGTCCCTATCGCCGACCGGATGGGCCCTGACGAACGGCCTGGTCAATGTCGCCATCGCGGCGTCTGCCTCGTTCGACGTGCAGGCCTACACGGGCGGGGCGTGGCACAGCAAGCTGTGGAACGTGTCCGTGGCAGGGTCCGCGTCGTCGATCACGTCGTGGGACGGGGCCACACTGCTGCGCAACGACCCCGAGCACGTCATCCTCCGGCTGTCCAAGGGCCTCAACCCCGGCCGGGCCACACTGGATCTGACGCTGCGCCGCGGCTCCCGCACGGTCGAGGGCTACCTGCAAACCACCACATCGAACACCCTCGCCGCCTACCGGTCCACGCTCGAGACGAACACGTCATTCGCCGCATCCGGCTACGTCGTCGCCACCAGCAATGACGCGGACGGCAACAAGTTCGCCTGCGGCTCCGCGCGTACCTTCGCCGCGCACACCAACGGCGGCGTGCAGAAAGCGGCGTCAACCACCCTCGACTTCTGGATCGGCGTTGCCGCAGGCGGCAGCAGCGCCGTATCGGGCGACGCGGCAACCGACCTGCGGAACATGTACATCGCCTGTCTACCGGAGACGATCTATGCGGTGAGGCGGTGACCGGTGGCTGTCAATGACGTACTCGGCGCACTCGGCTCCTGGGACCTCACCCTCAAGCCGACCACCCCACCCGACACGTGGGACGCCATCGGCTACTTCGGGCACGTGGCGTTCATCTCCGGCCGCCTCGACCCAGCCCAATACGGCGACAACCTCCTCACTGCGGCCCGCTACGTCGGAGTCGTCCGTGAGCGCAGCAACAGCGGCGACGACCGGCGCACCAAGCAGGTCGAGCAGGGCTACGAGCTCGGCGGCGTCGGCATGGCCATGTGGCTCGGCGACGACGAAGACAAGGGTGACGTCTACGAGAACGCCGTCCAGCCCGCCTCGGCCAGCTTTGCCACCACGATCAACATGCTGCTGCCCGCGTCCGGCGCCGTCACCGCAGGCACGATCTACGCGGTGCCCGGCAACTACTCCGGTCGGCACCAGTACGAGACGCCCCGCAAGGCGATCACCTACGTGTGCGAGACGTTCACCGCCTCGTCGGGACAGAAGGTCGGCTGGCGCGTCAACGGCAACGGAACGCTGGATGCTGGACCCGAGGCGAACCTTTTCGTAACCGATCCGCGGTGCGTGATCTCCCGCAAGACCTCAGGCAAGGACACATCCGGGATCGAGTCCGTGCCGGGCGCCTTCGGGGTCAGCCGCGACATGGAGGACTTCAGCACCCGGGTCGTCCTGCTCGCCGAGGGGGAGGGGGAGTCGATCGCCACCGGCTCGGCGGACATCTCGGGCGGCCTCAACCCGTACAAGGACATCCACGGTGGGACGCTCAAGCTGACCCGGCTGGCGAGCGAGTCGGATACCACGGTCACCAACGCCGACACCCGGGCCGCCCTGCTGCTGTCGCAGTACACGGCGTCGCAGGACGAACTCGTCGTCGAGACCGACAACTACTACATCGAGGGCAGCTTCGATGTCGGCGACTACGTGTGGGTGTGGGACCCCAACGCCGGACTCGTCGACAACGCGAACGAGATCACGTTCCGCGGGGAGCGCCTCAACCCGATCAAACTCCAGGTGACGGAGGCCAAATGGCCTGTCACGGAGGGGTACACCGTCGCCTATCGGGACGCGAACGGCGTCTGGTACGACCTGACGGACCACGTCGAATGGGACGGCTCCCACACCGTCTACGTCACCGTCGGCGGCTTCGCCCGCGCCCTCGAAGGATCCGGCACCCAACCCGTCGGATCACGGCCCAGCCAGGACACCAGCATCCCCGGCACACCCGTCCTCGTCACCCCCTTCGCGGGGTCCGCCTACCTGGACGGCCGGGGATACACGAGGGCCCGCGTCATCGTGCAGTGGACGGCGCCCCTCAACGTCGACGGCTCGACCGTCCTCGACGGCGACCACTACGAGATCCGATACGCCGTCGACACCGACATGATCTACCCGGCCACCTGGTCCCAGGTGTCCCAAGTGCGATGGATGGACCTGCAGATCTGGGCGCAGCCGTTCGCGGCACCCGACCAGAAGTGGCAGGTGCAGTACGTTGCCTGGGGCGAATCCACCGCCCAACTCAACGACCTGAGCCCCGGCGTCGGCTACGACGTACAGATCCGCGCCGTCGACAAGGCCGGGAATACGGGAGCCTGGTCGGGCATCACGACGTTCGTTGCGTCCGAGGACAACATCCCACCGTCCACTCCGGCCGCCCCGTCGGTGGCTGGGTCGCGGATCGCCCTGCAGATCACGCACACGCTCGGTGTGTCGAGCGGCGGCACCTACAACCTCGAGTCGGACCTCCAGCACCTCGAGATCCACGTTGACTACGAGCCGACCTTCACCCCCAGCAACGACACCCTGAAGGCGAAGGTCAATGCCACGGCGGGAATGATCCAGGCGCAGATTCCCGCTGTGGCCACCGTGCAGGTCGAGGAGACGTCGGCCCGCTACGTGCGCGTTGTCGCGGTCGATAAGACCGGCAACAAGAGCGGTCCGTCCGATGCGGCGTCTGCGACCGCGCTGCTCATCGATGACGCGCACATCTCCGACCTGACCGTCTCCAAAGTCACCGCTGGGGAGATCTCTGCGGACTGGATCGTCGGCGCCCGCATCAAGACCGCCGACACCGGAGCACGTACAGAAATGAGCGCGTCGGGGTTCGAGGCCTATGACGCCGCAGGAACCCGCACCTTTTTCGCCGACGCTACGACGGGCGATGTGTCCATCCTCGGCCGCCTACGATCCGGCACGACTGGCCAAAGGCTCGACATCAACCCCAGCTCCATCCTCCCCGAAATCCGTTTCTACCCCAGCAGCGGCAGCGACTACGGCTTCATCAACGCCCTCAGCAGCGGCACAGACGTCAACCTCGGCGCCAACAGCTCGTCCTACGACGACGACGGCGTCCAGTGCGCATCCCGCACATACCTCGCCGTCGGATCAGCTCAGTTGGAGACCATCCGCAGCGACACCCAGCAGCGGCGCGGCGGATACGTATGGGCCCAGCCCGACGCCCTGTTCGCGGGATTCAACCGTGACGGAGTAGAGGGCGGAACCATTCTCGCCAGCGCCAACGTGGGGACCTTCGGCTGGAACGACGGCACGGCGTCGACGGCGAACCTCATGCGGTTCCAATCCGGTGTGACGCGCCATATCGGCCGCTGGCGAGACTTCGTCTCCGCCGACTCCAATGAGGGCCTGTTCACCGGGTCGGTGGTGGCGACGTCGGGTGCAACGAGCTTCTCCGTCGGCTACGGGGCGACAATGCTCACCCAGCCGCTGCCCCTCACGTCGATCCGTGACGACGTCGTGCACTCCTACGCGATCACAGGGTCGGATACCTCGGGCTTCACCATCACCATCTCCCCGGCCGCCAACGGCGGATGGTCGCTCTACTTCTGGTGCTTCAGGATCTGAGGAACAGCATGGACATATATGAAGTGCAAGGCGTCGAAGCGACCGCCACCACACAGGGAACCCCGATCTGGATGGTGGCGATGGGCAAGCCCGACGGCACCATCCACGCCTACGCCTTCCCGCCGTCAATCATCGAGTGGCGCATGGCCGAGTACCAGCTCGACACCGTCGATGAAGCCCTCGATATCGTGTTGCACGAACCGTGGGCGACGAACCCGCTTGACCCGCTGACAAGGCGAGACGATGCCGCCCTTCGCCAGGGCATGGTCGTCCGTGCGCCGGGCCCGGTCGTTGATTACGAGCCGATCCGCCTACACAACGCCGACACCATCGACGACGCCCGGACAGCGCACCGCATCCGCATCGCCGACGCCAAGACACGCGTGCGCGTCACCCCACCGAAGGGCAAGCCGGACCCGCTCGACATCATCCGGACCCGGCATGGCGTCACCGATGAAGGGCTGCGCCAGAAGGCGGCGCATGTTGACGCCGCACGCCGCTCCTATCGCGGCGAGGCAGTCCCGGGCGATCCGAGCCTCGCCATCGAATCGCAAGCCCGTCAGCGCCTGAAGGAGGCCACCAGTGCCTGATCCGTCCACCACCAGGTTGGCCCTGTACAAGTCCAAGTCGGACGGGTCCGAGCTGGTCAACTACACGCAGGACATCGGCCAGAACTGGGACAAGGTCGACGCCGCCGCAGGCTTCCAGGCGGCCACCTCCAGCACCCGCCCGTCGACTCCCTACAGCGGAAAGCCGATCTTCGAGACCGACACTTTCTATCGGACGCTGTTCTCCAACGGCACCTCGCCAGCCTCCGCGTCCTGGGTGGAGATCCCCAACAGCTCCGCCACCTTCAACAACAACCTCAAGCTCGCCTCCGGCAAGCAAGTCAACATCGGCGCCAGCGGCTCCAGTGCCAGCTACACCGCCCTCCTGCCCACCGCCACAGGCGACTACATCCTCGCCAGCCGCGTCACCGCCGACTCCGTATCCCGCCTCACCATCCGCGCCGACGGCCGACTCGACTGGTCCAGCGGCGCCGCCACCCAAGACACCAACCTGTTCCGCGACACCGCAAACGTGCTGCGCACAAACGACTCGCTGACCGTCGACCTCAACCTCACCGTCTCCGGCAACATCACCGTGGCCGGTATCGGCCAGACTCTCTTCGCCCGCAAGACGGGCGACACGTCACGCGCCAGCACCACCACCCAGGCCGACGACCCGCACCTGACGGTCTCCCTCACCGCCAGCGCCACCTACCTGCTCTACGCCTACCTCGTCTACCAGGCAGGAACCACCGGCGATATCAACGTCGGCTTCACCATCCCGTCCGGCGCGGCGGGATCGTGGCAGGGCACCGGCATCGGCCGCGACGTCGTCGCCTCCGTCGGCACCGGCGGATGGACCGTCCGCATGAACGCCAACGACGTATCCACCACCCAACTCCGCTCCTACGGCGGAGACACCACCAACCAGGTCGTCCAAGTGATGGGCATCGTCCGCACATCCTCGGCCGGCGCATTCACCGTGCAATGGGCTCAGGCTGCCATCGACGCCACCGCCACCATCCTCCGCACCGACTCGTGGATGCAGCTCACCCGCGTCGCATAGAAGAGAGGCAGAACATGGACTACCCCAACATCGCTATCACCGCTACGAGCGCCAACGGCGAGAACGACGCCTCGGTAACCCTGACTATCGGCGGGACGCTGACCGTCGACGAGGCCGCACTCATCGACGTCGTCACGAACTACCTGCTCGGCCTGCCGGGCCTGACGACCGCGCGCGCCGTCAAGCGATCCATTGCCGAGCAAGACGTATAGGAGACTGCCATGTCCACGTTCCAGGTCATCCTGCTGATCGAGGTCGGCATCATCGCCATCGGTAGCCTCCTCGGCTGGCGCCGCCCCTAGCCCTGCTCGGCGACCGGCCCCGTCATCGTCGGATGCGGGTCCGGCTCGCCGTTGTGGAGGCGTTCGATCTCCGCCTCCAGCTCGCTGACGAGGGCCTTGAGGAGGATATTCTCGTCGGCGAGCTCGCCGTGCCGCTGCCGGAACGCCTTGAGCGCCCACTCGGGGCTGATCTGCTGGGCCATCACGCCACCTTGTCTGCGAGCTCGCGGTACCGGTCGAGGAGATCGGTGTTGTTGAGGAACGGATGCTGCGGGAAAAACGACCAGTGACTGACCACGGCGTTGCCGATGAGGATGTTCGGCTGGCCGCTCACCGTCGGCCAGTGCACGGTGTGGAAATGCTCTTCCTCATCCGGCACCAGCACCCCGGGCTGAGGAAGCGAGGCGTAATCGCGGCCGGCTGAGGCGAAGCAGGACACGGAGAACTGCTCGCCGAGCTTGATGGGAAAGTCCTGGTACAGGAAGCAGTCCTCGACCGTGCCGGCCTCGACGTGCCCGATGAGCTTCTCGTGCATCTTCACGGCGAACGGGCCGTTCGCCCAGCCGACCGGATCCATGCAGTACGGGGAGACCTCGCCCCACTCGCGGGGGATGATGCCGCACTGCTGGAGGTACCAGGACACGAGCGCGTTGTTCCAGATGATCGGGAAGATGGCCTTCGACGGCTCCATCTCGATCTTCTTGCGGACGAGGTTCTCGATCGAGTCGTCGTGGACGTACACCACGTCGTCGTCAAACCTCACGAAGATCGTGTCAGGGTCGGTGGCATACCGGTAGAAGTAGCCGGTCGAGCGCTGCTTCGGGCCGGGATGCTTCATCGGGCGCTCGATGATGCGGATCCAGTCGTACTGCTCGGCCAGCTGGTATCCGTAGGCGCGGTCGCTGACCTGGCTGTCGTCGGTGTTCATGTACAGGATGTACTCGTCGACGATGCCGCGCTTCACGTCACGCTCGATGTACTTGACCAGGATGCTGACGGTGGACTCACGGCCGAACGGAGTCCAGCAAGCCACCTTGTGACCGTCAATCATGCTGCTGCCCTCTCTGCTGCGGGCGCAGAGAGCGCCGCTTCCCACTGCACGTTGATGGCCTGCAGGATCGACCCGGAGGCCTCGGCGCGAGCGGCCATGCCCATCTGTTGCCGCAGCCCGGGATCGTCGACGAGCTGCTTCAAGTAGCGCCCCCACTCGTGCTCGTGGCGCACGAGGAAGCCGTTCTCGCCGTGCCGGATCACTGCCCGGTACGGCTCGATGTCCGACGCGATCAGCGGAATGCCGAGCATCGACGACTCGAGGAACTTCGTCGCGAACTTCGCCCGGTTGAACGGGATGTCCCTGTACGGCGCCACCCAGACGTCGAACGCCGCCACGGCCTGCAGGTAGTGGCCGAAGTTCTCCACCCAGCCGAGTGCACCCAGCCGCTCACCCTTCAACCCGCACGCGACCGCCGTCCGCGGGTCGATACCGACAAGGCGCACCACCACCCCGCCCGGCCGCCGATACTCCGCGATCCGGTTCAAGGCGCGCACCGCTTCGGGGAGTTCGTGCACCGTGGACGACGTGCCGGCCCAGCCGACGGACAGGATCTCCGGGTTGTAGTCGCGGACCGCGCCCAGGTATTGGGCGGGCAGCCCGTTGGGGACGACCCGCACGTCGTGGTGGTAGTCGCGCAGCACTTCGGCGAGCGGCTCCGAGCAGCAGGTGACCGTGTCGGAGATGGCGATGTTGTCGACCAGCCCCTGACGCAGCCGCGGGTCAGACCACAGCTGATAGGCCGCAGCGTTGGACGGATCGAGGTGGAAGTAGTCGTCGTCGAGATCCATCACCAGGCGGATGCCAGCCTCGCGCATCTCCCGCCACGTCCGCGACGGGCCCGGCTTCGCCACCCGACAGCCCACCACCACGTCGAAACCCGGCTCCCGCCAGTCCTCGGGGAGACGCGGTCCGGCGGACGGCTTGTGGCCGATCCAGTCGAGGGACATGGCGGGGAGAACGCCGCGGTACAAACCCGAACCTGAGCCGTCCGCCGTCCAGAAGTGGATACGCGCCACGTCAGGCCGCCAGATACCCGGGGAGCCAAGACTCCGCGTAGTAGCGGACGGTGTGGTGGATGCCCTCGTCGAGGGGCACGAAGTCCTTGGCGGTCATGCCGATCTGCTGCAGCGTCGACGTGTCGGAGGAGACGACCGCGTTGGGGACTTCACCCGGGCGCATCGGCAGGTGCTTGATGGCGACGGGCTCACGGCCGGTATAACGGGTGGCCTCCTCGGCGACCAAGCGCGCGATGTCGTTGACGGTGACGGAGTCGAGCGGGCCGCACTCGACGGGCTTCTCAGTGGGGCCGTGGACGGCGGTGTGCTCGAGGGCCTGAGCGAAGGTGCGGGCGACGTCGGCGATGTACGCGCAGTCGCTGATCTGGGTGCCGTCGCCGTACACCTCGAGGGGTGCGCCGGTGAGGGCGCGGCACGTGAAGGCGGGGAGGATCTTCCGCACCTTGCCGGTGCCGTAGGGGGCGGCAACGGACTGGCCGGGGCCGTAGGCGTTGACCGGGCGGACGATGGTGATGCGGCCGTCGCGGTAGGCGTTGAACATGCGCGCGTAGTCCTCGGCTGCGGTCTTGCTGATCGTGTACGAGCCGGTGCCGAGGTCTCTCATAAACGCGTTCCCGACACCCGCGTAGACGACTGGGAGCCCGTACTGGTTGGCAGCCTCGAAGACGTTGAGGCTGCCCCGGATGTTCGTCTCCGCCGACGGCCGCGGGTTCCCGATGGTTTCCTGCGTGCCGAGCACGGCAGCGAGATGGATGATGCCCTCGACGTGGGCGGCGAGTTCGACGACGGCTGTCTCGTCGCGGATGTCGCCGAGGAAGAACTCCTCACGAGTGGCCATCTCGGTGTGTGGGTTGCGGTCGAAGACGACGACCTGGTGCCCGCGTCGCAGCAGCTCGGTGCGGATCCATGAGCCGATGAAGCCCTGCCCGCCAGTGACGCCGATCTTCATGCCTGCTCCTTGACGAGGGTGGGGATTGGTGAGGCCGCTTGTGCGGCGCGGGTGACGGCGTCCCAGAACTCGCGGGCGGCTTCATCGGGCTGGTAGTTGGGGCCGGTGACGATGCTGCCGTCGGGGCGGATGCCGAGGGTGAGGATGCCGTCGTCCTCGTACAGGGCGATCGCCAACTCGGGCGACGTGGCAGGCCTTGGCCCGGAGGCGTGGGGGCAGACCTTGCAGTGGTCGCATTGCGGTGCGTTGTCGGGGCAGTCGCAGCGGGGGCAGCGGCGCCCGGTGTCGTCGTTCGGCTGGCTCATCGGCTGCTCCAGGCGACGGTTGCGTACTCGATGCGTGTCTCGACGGGCTGTGCGAGGGCGAGGTAGGCGAACAGGAACGCCGGCGCGGCGCAGACGGCGTTCATGAGCCGTCCCCGTCCCGCGCGAGCTCAACGCCTGCGCAGGCCATGTTCGCGAGGCCCGTCTCGCCCCGCCACCACGGCGCTTTGGGCGTCCAACTCCGCCGCAGGTTCACCACGTGGCCCTTCGCGGAGCGCCCTCCGCACACCTCGCAGCGGGTCAACAGGCGCCGACGCAGCTGCTGAAGGGGGTGCACCTGGAGCCGCCAGTGGTGGACGTGGAACCGCCACGCGTTCCCTGGATGGGTGGGGCAGGTCTTGTCGTCGAACCCGGACGGATCGCGGTGCCACACGGTGATGAGGCTCGGCCACCGGATCGCGCGGCCTGCGAGCACCGTGTCGCGGTGGCGGCGGAGTTGCCAGCGGACGCCACTCCGGGCGGCCTGGCGTGTGCCGTAGGCATCGACGCGCGGCCACGGGCGCGGAACCTCGAAGGCGACTGTGAGCGGATCCTGCATGGGCGTGCTCCTGTGCGGGTCAGGTGTGCGGGTGGGGCGCGGGTTTTGGTGTGGCAGGGGTGCAGACCCGCACGGCCACACCCCTGCCACGGATCCTCTGAGCCAGGACCTACCGCAACGATACCTGTGATTCGTAGGTGAATGGCGAGGTTCAAGCTACGATTCCAAGGTATCGGTCGTATCGAGGAGACCCGCATGGCCGCACCACTGAGCCCCGACAGACTGCTGGCCGTCCTGCACACCGAGGGCGTCAACGCCCGCGAGTACAAGAACTGGCGCACACACAACCGTGACGACGAGACCGGCCGCCCGTTCGGCCCCGTCAACGGCATCGTCATCCACCACACGGCAGGCACGAACTCGCTGGCTCTCTGCTACAACGGCACCCCTGATCTGCCGGGACCCCTGTGCCACACCCACCTGGACAAGACAGGCGTGGCGACGATGCTCAGCGCTGGCCGCGCCAACCACGCCGGATCGTTCGCGCAGAACGCCCACGACGCCGTGGTCGCCGAGTCGTCAACGCATCCGCGTCCGGACGCTGCGGAGCCCGTGGATGCGAACGACAAGTACTACGGCATTGAGATCGAGAACCTCGGCAACGGCAATGATCCGTATCCGGCGGCACAGTACGACGCTGCGGTGCGGTGGGCGGCGGGGATCTGCCGGGCGCATGGCTGGTCCGCGGACTCGGTGATCGGCCACAAGGAGGGGACGCGCCGCAAGATCGACCCCTCGTTCGACATGCACCAGTTCCGCACCGACGTCGCCGCGCGCCTCGCCCACACCGCGGACTGGAACCCTGACGAGGAGGACGACATGCCCACCGCCAACGAGGTCGCCAAGGCTGTCCTGACGTATGACGGCGTAATCGCCGTCCCCGGCGCCCCCGCCACCAACCCCACCTGGACGCTGTCGAGTTCCGTCACCGAGATCCTCAAGCGGCAGGACAAGGCCAACGCCACGCTCGCCGCGCAGAAGGCGACCATTGACGAACTCGTGAAGGCGGTCGCCACGCTCGCCGCAGGCATCGGCAACCTCGACCCCGCCGCGATCGTCCGCGAACTCACCGCCGCCATCGAAGCCATCGACATCCACCTCGACGTGCCGGACGCTTCGTGACCGCGATCGACTACGACCCGTACCGGGCGATCACCTCATGAGCCCAGGCCAACATGTCCTCGACGCGCTGACCGTTGGGCTGGAACTTTACCCACAACTCCAGGTTCTCCAGCCGGTTGTCCTGCTTGTCGCCGTTCTTGTGGTGCACGTTCTCATCTGGGCGAAGGAGCCGACCCAAGTGGCGTTCCATAACGAGGCGGTGCTCCAGAACCCAGAGGTTGTCGCCGACGGCATCGGGACGCCGCACCCGTATGTAGCCAGCCTTGGTGACGTATCGGCCCTCCATCGAACGTCGGCCTCGTTTGACGCCGGGGCTACCGCGCCCCGGCCCGGCCAGCGGGTCTCCGTACCGCCGTTGGCGGTTGGCATGGCCGCTGCACAGGTCAGCCGTGTGGGCCTTGAGTTCGCAGCCGTCCACTCGACAGGCGGGACGTTCGGGCCTGTGAAGCCACCAGTACTGGTAGCAGCGGCGGCACAGCCTGCGCGCCTTGTACTGGATCGGCCGTTCGCAGCCCTCAGTCGAGCAGGCGCCCTCTGGTTCAAGCATGAAAGGATTCTACCGTCTTGAACCTGTACTACGACTTGGAGTTCCTGGAGAACGGCCGCACCATCGAGCTGATCTCCATCGGCATGGTGTGCGACGACGGCCGCGAGTACTACGCGGTGAACCGGGACATGCCCGTGCGGCGGATCCGGAAGCACAAGTGGCTGATGGAGAACGTGGTGCCTGGGCTTCCGAAGGGCCACGGAGACCAGCGGATCCACATGCCGAAGCGCTGGCTCTTCCACTACGCCGACCACAGGGTGAAGCCCCGAAAGGTCATCGCGGATGAGGTCATGAACTTCATCCGAGCGGCTGGGTCGGACGTCGAGTTGTGGGCCAACTACGGGGCCTACGACCACGTCTGCCTCGCCCAACTCTGGGGCCGCATGATCGACCTCCCCGAAGGTGTCCCCATGTTCACCCGGGACATCCAGCAGGAACGCGCCCGCCTCGGCCTCGCATGGAACGACCTTCCCCAGCAAGAAACGGGCGAGCACAACGCGCTCGCCGATGCCAGACACAACCAGACCGTCCGGCGCTGGCTCGCCGAACGCACACAGAAGTGAGACCCGCCATGAGCACTCCCACGACCGTCATCAAGACCGCCCAGACCTACGCCAAGGACCTCGCTGAGCGTGTCATCTGGACGTTCCTCGGCGCATCCGGCGCGGTGGCCCTCGCGGGCGGCCCAGCCGACATGCTGCACGTGTCGTTCTGGCAGGGCGTCGGCACCGCCGGTCTCGCCGCAACGGTGTCCCTGGTGAAGGGAATCGCTGCTCGCGCCTTCGGCGAGAAGAACTCCGCGTCGACCGCCTCGGGCGTCTGAGACTGCCCACCTTGCGCGACCGGGAGGGCGCATGGATGCCGCCACGGTCACGGCCCTAGGGGTGCTCGGTAGCGCCCTGATGGCCGGGCTGGCAGCCATGTACGGCTCTCGGATCGCCGGGCGGACTCAGCGGGAGGGCGGAATCATCGGCGGATACAACAGCCTCACGGACCAGCTCCAGGAGGAACGCAAGGAGTTGCGTGCCGACTTGGCCGCGCTGCGCCTGGAGCTGGCCACAGAGAAGGCGGAGACGGCCCGCCTCAGGCTGATGGTGCAATCCCTCGGGGGCACGCCGTGACCCGGGCCGAGCGGGCATTCGTCCGCCGCCGCCACCTCATGTGGATCGCCTGCGCACTACTCGCCCTGACCGGGTTCGGGATCCTCATCTGGCAGCGCATCGACGCCGGCGACCGCCGCGCCGACGAGCTCACCAAGGAAGCCGACCTCCGTGGCACCGCCGTGTCCACGCTCGCCGGCGATGTGCGGGCGCTGCGTGAACAGGTGAAAGCCAAGGGCGGAACACCCGTCGCCCCGGACCCGACGAAGGCTGTGGAGAACCTGCCCGACCGGGCGGAGGTTCCGGTGCCAATCCCCGGACCTCCGGGCCCCAAAGGAGACCCGGGTGAACCGGGGAAGCCTGCGCCGACCATCACTCCCAGCCCAGGGGCACCAGGATCCAGCGGCGAAAACGGGGAGGATGGGGAGGATGGCACCGACTCGACCGTGCCAGGGCCATCAGGGCCGCCCGGTCCTCCCGGCACCGACTCGACCGTGCCAGGACCCGCAGGACCTCAAGGAGAGAAGGGCGATTCGGGGAGTCCTGGATCGCCCCCCATTGGGTGGACGTTCACGTACAGGGGCGTTGAGTACACCTGCTCGCCCGTCTCTGACTTCAACGAGTCCAACCCGCGCTATGCCTGTGAGTCGAATGAGCAGGACCCTGCGCCAAATCTTCCCCTGAGCTACCGAGATTCGGCTTTGGAGCCCAGTAGGCGTCGTTGGTAGCTATACCTTCAGCTTGTCCTCGGTCCGCCATTTCTGTCGAAGCCGCCTGTTCTTCGCGGCTTCGCAGATGCTGCAATAGCGCTGACTCCCAGGGCCTCCCGATTTCGGGTAGACGCGGTCGAAGGGATGACCCCTCTTGCAGTGCGTCTTGCGGGCGTTAATCGCGGAGACGGTGGCGGAGTCCTTGAGGGTGTTCTCCCTGACGGTGACCACCTGTAGGTGCTGAGCGTTGACGCAGGCCCGGCTGCGGCAGACGTGGTTGATGACCATGCCGTCGGGGATCTCCCCGTGCATGTCGTACCAGGCGACGCGATGGGCCCGCCGAGTCTTGCGGCGAAGGTAGAAAAACCCGTAGCCGTCTTTGTCGAGGCGGCCAGTCCATATGAGGCAGTCACTGTCGCGCCGCGTGCGCGACAGGAATCGTCCCCTTTCGGGAGTCGTGAGGTTTCCCATGCTTCATTTATCTGGCCCGCACGGCACTAAAGGCCCGTCAGGTAATCAACTCGCCTTATTGATCTGTGACTTGCGTAACGCATTCATGGAATAGGAAGCAGAATGCCTGAGCCGATCCCGCGCGCCCGGCGCCGAGACGACACCGCAGCCGACATGACGAGCCTCGTCCAACTCGGCCGCGCCGACCCGCAATCCGTCCCCGCGCCGAGCATCAGCCCGTTCCTCGAACCCGACCTGCCGCCACCGCCCGCCGAAGGCGAACCCGCGTAACGACGCCCCGCTCCTGCTTTGGCAGGCGGCGGGGCGTTTCGTCATGCCTGGGGCGCCTGATGTTGAACTTGCTGGACAAGCAACACGGTTTGCCGGTTACAGTGGGTCCACAACTTCATGCACCTCCCGGTGCGCAGGCCCGCGGCTACTTCTTTGGAAAAGTTCCGCCGCAGGTCGACTTGATCTCGGGAGGCACAGCATCGGGGGTGCCCGGTGCGCAGGCAGCGGATACTTCTCCTGCTAAGAGAGAGACGCGGGTTCGAATCCCGTCCACCGGTCCAGGGGACCGGAGGTAGCTCAGCGGCCTAGAGCGCTTCGTCTCCGCAGCCGACCTTGATCTCGGGCACCCCACTGCTGGACCTCCCCTCCTATGCGAGGGGTTTTTCATGGCCAGGTTCAACCAGCGCGGCACCCGTCCCGCCGTCCACTCGCCCGTGACCACAACCGGGGAGCGGACCGTCACCCACGAAGGCGCCACCGGGCACCTCCGCGATGCACGCTCCGAGCTCTTCCTGCTCGCCGTCTCCAACTTCGTTGGCCAGGACGTCTTCTACGAGAAGGGCGGCGACCGCGACGATCGATACACGCAGCTTGTTCGGCAGCTCGCCATCGAGGACCCCGAGTGGACGGCCGGCCTGCTCGGCTGGCTCCGCGGCGAAGGCAACATGCGGACCGCGGCACTCGTAGGCGCCGCCGAGTTCACCGCCGAACGGCTCCTCCACGAGGCACCCGGCTACTCCCGCCAGGTCATCGACTCTGTTCTCCAGCGCGCCGACGAGCCGGGGGAGATGCTCGGCTACTGGACATCGAAGTACGGCCGCAAGCTGCCGAAGCCGGTGAAGCGCGGCATCGCCGACGCCGTACAGCGGCTCTACAACGAGCGGTCGCTCCTCAAGTACGACACCGACTCCAAGGGCTACCGGTTCGGCGACGTCCTCAATCTCGTCCACGCGGCGCCCGACCCCGACAAGCCGTGGCAGGGAGACCTGTTCGCCTACTCGCTCGACCGTCGGCACAAGCGCGGCACCGTCCCCGACCCCGACACACTGCCGACCCTCGCCCGGAACATGGCCTTCCCGGAGTTCGTTGACCACGCCCCGGCCATCCTCCTCGACGCCGACGAGGTGAAGCGCGCTGGCCTGACGTGGGAGATGGCGCTCTCGATGGCGGGCGGCAAGGTCGACAAGGCCAAGCTGTGGGAGGCGCTCATCCCGTCCATGGGAGTGATGGCGCTCGCCCGGAACCTACGGAACTTCGACGAGGCCGGGGTCTCCGACGAGGTCGCCGCGCGGATCTGCGCCCGGTTCGCTGACGCCGATCAGGTCGCCAAGTCACGCATGTTCCCCTTCCGCTGGTGGGCTGCCTACAAGCACGCTCCCTCCCTGCGGTGGGCCCACGCGCTCGAGCAGGCACTCGGCCACTCGCTCGCCAACGTGCCGCGCCTGAAGGGTCGGACGTTGATCCTGGTAGACCGGTCGCCGTCGATGTTCCCGGGCTACGGTTTCTCGACGCCGAACAGCTCCGACATCACGCTCGCCGAGCAGGCCGCTGCCTTCGGCTCCGCCCTCGCACTGCGGGCAGCTGACCCGACGCTCGTCGAGTTCGGATGGACCAGCCAGAAGCTGGACGTCCCCAAGGGCGGCAGCGTCCTCAAGCTCATCGAACGCTTCGGGCAGATCGACGGCACCGACATCCCGTCCGCCGTCAAGCAGCACTACGACCTTCTCCGCCACAACCGGATCGTCATCGTCACCGACGAGCAGACCCGGCCCGGCTGGCTGCCCTCCAACGGCTGGCAGCGCGGAGGCATGCGCGAAACCCAGATCGACGACCTCATCCCCAAGACCGTGCCCGTCTACATGTGGAACATGGCGGGCTACAAGCCCGGCGCTATGCCGTCCGGAACCGCGGGCCGGCACACCTTTGGCGGGCTCACCGACCATGCCTTCCGGATGGTGCCGCTCCTCGAATCCGGCCGTGACGCCGACTGGCCGTGGGTCTCGAAGCAGGCCTGACCGAACGCCGACGCCCCCGCTCCTCTCGCCTCAACGGCGGGGGAGCGGGGGCGCCTCGTCGTGCTCCAGCGGTCAGATCGGCGCGGGGCCGCTGCCGGTGAAGGTCGTGGCCTCCGTGCCGTCGGCGCGGGTGGCGATGATGACACCTTCCTTGCCGTCTGGCATCCGAAGTAGCACTCGGTCGGCTGACGCCAACTTGAAGCCGAGTCCCGCCTCGGGCGCACTCACGGAGCCGTGCCACTCCTTCAGCGGGCCGTCCGTGAAGGTGGTGAAGCGTGCGTAGACAGGGATCGCCTCGCCGTCGATGACGACGTGGGCCTTGCTCTCGTAGTCCTTTGCCATGCCGACAGTGTGCACCGCGCGTCTGACAGCCAGGACGATCCACGCGATCGCTAGCGCATAACGTTCCCTTGGGCGCTGCCAGTTGATCAGCGACGGCCCGCGATAACATGCCATATCGAGGGCGAAAAATTGGTACAATCGGGTATGGCTGACGACCTGACACTCGGAGAGATTCGCAGCGAACTTCAGCGCCTCGCATCCTTGGCTTGCAGCATCGAGCGCCCCAAGCCGACCCGCATCAACGGCCCCGAGCACCAGTGGCCCGGACATGAGTGGGATCTGCGCGAGATGACGCCCCCGCACGGCACCAAGGACAAGGTGTGGGTCATCCGCACCGTCGACGAACGGGACGCGGCCGACGGGCTGGTGTATGTATCCACCCCGGAGTCGATGTACCCCGGTCTGGACTTCGTGCCGCTCTACGCCTCCGACGCGCGATTGCTCGCCATGGCACTCCTTGCCGCAGCGGATCGCGCCGACCATGAGGCTCTTGGCGTACCGCGCCTCGAAGACCGACGGAAGGCGGGCTGACGTGACCGAGCCCTACGACCCGCTGCCGGATGTCATCGAGCGGGCAGAGAAGCGCCCTGACGGCGTCGGCCAGTTGAAGGACGTCGCCCGGCTCGCCCTCCACTGGCACAGGCCCACGCTGACGTGGGCCACGAGCGGCATGCGCAAAGACCCCGAGACAGGCGAAAACCTCTGGCGTGCGGCAACCGTGTGCGCCTGCGGGGTCGGCGAGTTCCCGTGCCCCCAACGCCAGCAGCTCACAGCGATCCTCGGCGTGGTCGAGGAGTACCAGCCGTGACCGACCTCGCCCCGCGCCAGCCAGACGCCACGCCCGTGGTCCGCGACCCCAGGGCGCTTGCCGTCCTGGCCGCCATGGAGAAGGCAGCCGAACAACACCTCGACGCCATCCGCCCCGAAAACACGAAACGCAGCTATGCCAACGACTGGGACCTGTGGCGGGAGTTCCACGACTGGCTCGCCGAGCAGACCAGCCACCGGCTCGCGTTGACCGACGTCACCAAAGGCACCCTCGTCGGATTCGTGGTCTGGCTCGACACGATCAAGCTCGCCGCGCCCAACAGCATCGACCGCAGGATCACCGGTGTCACCGTCACAGCCCGCCGCGAGCACGGCGTCGAGGTACCGAAGGAGGCGACCGTCGCCGCCCGACAGGCCCTCAAGCCGCTGAAGGCAGACGAGGACCGCATCGCCCGCGGACGCGGAGCAGCCAAGGCGGTGACCCCGAAGCAGCTCCGGCAGATGGCCGCCGCCGTACCCGACGGGCTCACCGGACTACGCGACCGCGCCCTCTGGCTCATGGCCTTCTTCATCGCAGGCCGCTCCGCCGAAGTCGCCGCACTCCGAACCGAAGGCATCACCCTCCACAGCGAAGGCCTCAAGGTCCGAGTCCCCGGCGTCAAAGGCAAGCCCGCCCGCGAAGTCGTCGTCATGTACGACAAGAACCCCGACACCTGCCCCGTCCGCGCCTGGTCCACCTGGAAGGCGACCAGCGGCATCACCACCGGTGCCGCCTTCCGCCCCATCGACGTGTGGGGCAACATTGCCGACCGGCATCTGACCGCCGAAGCCGTCCGCGAGATCATCGCCCGCAATGCCGAACGCGCTGGCGTCGCGGTGCGCTTGACCGGCCACAGCATGCGCGCTGGATTCATCACCGCCTCTCGCCGGGCAGGCAAGCGCGAAGAGAAGATCCGCGCCCAGTCCGGCCACGCCGAGAACAGCCCCGCCTTCTGGGGCTACATCCGGGACGCCGACAAGTGGACCGACGCTGCATCCGAGGACATCCTCTGAGACACGGCAACGCCCCCTCAGCCGTCCAGCTGCGGGGGCGTTGTGCTGTCCGGGCTTAGCCCCAGGCGGTGTCGCTCATGTCCCCTCCTACGTCAGGTGCGGCCACGGTAGGAGAATTCCGTCCAGCCGGTCAGCCCCTCGTGCCACACTGGTCGTGGCCACGCTCGTCTGCTCTGGGAGACCTGGGCACCCGAGAACATGTCGGCTCAAGCCGAGCGGGCCGAGGGGTGGCATGATCCACGGCGAACGCGCGTGACACCTGGCGGTGACGGCCTCCACCCCTCACCTGATGCGCCCGCATTGTGGTGCTCAGCGGGGATGGCCGTAAGGCGCGATCACCAACACCGAGCGCTCGGCCGTCACGCAACGGCCGGGCGCTCGAGCGTCACAACCACGCGCCGGGCCCGACTGCCCGCCATTCCACCCAGTCCTCGTCGGCGACATCCTCAGGCTCGACATCCTCCAGGCCGGCCCCGCGCAGGAACTCGACCACGTCCAGGATCGTGTACGCCATGCCCACGAACTCGGCGCCGACGCGGACTCGCCGTCCGCCGTCTTCGCCGGGCGGGTAGATGACGACAGGCGGGTTGCTTGCCATACCTTCAGGGTGCGGCCGCGGTCGCCTGCGCGCATGCGGGCGTCCCTGTCACCGGGCGTTGAGGAGCTGGCGACCTGCCTGGTGGCCGTCTGTCATGCTGGTCTTGGCTATCGGTATCTGGCGGCGGGTGAGGTCCCAAACTCACCCGCCGTTGCCGTTGGTGGCTGCGACACTGGTCCCGCCCCTCGCTGCCCCCCGTCGGTGAGGGGCGCCTCGTTGTCGGTGCCCGCCGTTAAGCTGATCGCACGTATCCGCGCATGCTGGCTGCACGCGCCCGCCCCGCCCCGTGATGCAGGGGCGGGGCGCACGACTTGGAGGACCCGTGGAGCTCGTCGACTTCCTGCGCGCACGGCTGGACGAGGATGAGGCGTTGGCGCGCGAGGCGCCCAAGGGGCCGTGGCACATCGGCAATGCGGTCGACCCGACACAGCCGTGCAACGTCCACACCTTTCCCGGCGCCCGGCCCGTAGCCGATGGGCTGAACTGGCTGGTCGCCGAGCACATCGCCCGCCATGATCCGGCCCGTGTCCTCGCCGAGGTCGACGTCAAGCGGCAGCTGATTGCTCGGGGCGGCCCGTTCTGCACCAGCGACTGCGACGAGCCCGGCAACGAACCCATGGATCCTGACACCAACTGGACGACGCCGCTGGAACACCACCTCGACTGCGCCGCCTACGAGGCCGCGAAGTTGATGGCTCTGCCGTATGCCGACCACCCGGACTTCGACCCGGCCTGGCTGGAGGACTAAGCCGCCTTCACGACCTCGCTGCGCGTCGCTGCCTCCCACCGTAGGACGAGCGCCTCGTACTCCCGCCGCCGCTCATCCGTCAGCCGCACGGACGGGTCCACCCACAGCGCACGGATCTGCGCATTCAGCTCGTCAGCTGAACACGCGTCGCCGTCAGGCAGGGGGGAGGGGGGCATGGATCAAGCGTAGCCGCGGGCTCGGACAGCGGTCAGCCCTGTGCAGGCGGCTGCGGCAGCTCGGTGACGAACGTGCCGATACCCGGCTGCATGTACGCCAGCCCCTCCGCCCGCAGCTCCTTCAACGCCTTGCGTGCGGTCACCTGCGAGATGTCGAACTCGGCGCACACATCAACCACCGACGGCAGCCGTTCCCCAGGCGGGTATGTGCCGTCGACGATCCGCTCCCGCAGCTGCTCGTACACCTGCTGCCACCTCGGCACATCCGCTTCCCACCTCATGATCCAGACGCTAGGTCCGCTTGGTCGGCTAGGCGAGATCGGTGGGCCACGTGCACGTATCGCACGCATCGCGCCTATCGCGATACCGTGCCATGCAAGGACCCCCGCGACCGCCTGTTCCGCGGCCCGGGGGCGTGGACGACACTGACCGGAGCGCCGCCATGAACCAGCCTACGGAGCCCGAGCCCGCGGTACAGGCCGCCGACAAGCCGGACCCGATCCCGCAACTCTGCTGCCACTGCGGAGAACTCACCCGCGAACCCGTCCTCGTCGGCGAAGTCCACACCGCCAGCGGCGCCGGCTCCAGCATCTTCGCCTGCCCCAAGGACGCGCCCCTCTTCGGCGAGCACACGGTCCGGCTGCAGGGGCGTGCCTCATGAAGCCGAAGAGCCCGCCCGTCGCCCCGCCGACACCTGAGTGGACTGCCCTCGTCAAGCACCTGCAGACCTGCCAGTTGTGCTTGACCAGTGGGCCTTGTAACGACGGGCAGCAGCTCGTCGACGCGCACAAGGCGACGCGCCGCTGA